GGGGGGGGCGCCGCGCCCCGCCCCCCCGCCCGTTGACCCGTGGAAATCTCGAGTTTTTCCACAGGGTTAACAGCGCCCGCGCAGCGGCGTTGCCGATCCTGCCTACTGATCCCCGAGCCCGGGGCCGGACCCCGGCCTGATCCGGCCGCGTGATCCTGTCCCCACAACGTCCACACAGCGCCTGCTCGGTTATCCAGAAACCGGAGATTCGAGAAGGGCATTCCCCGAGTTCTGTGCGCGAAACCTCCAGCAATTCCACGTATTTGACAGCAGGTATGTCTTACGCAGAGGCTCCAGGCCCGCCCTGGGGGCCATCCATGCCCACGCGCCCGCGCGCCCGCGTTGACACGCGCCCGTGCCCGTGCCCGCCCGTGCCCGCGAAACCATCCGCGCGTGCGTTGATCTTGCGTGTGCCGGGCCTCCTGGCGCTCGCGCGCTAGTCAACCCGCGCGCACACGCGCGTTGACCAACGCGGGCGCATGCGCGACGCGCGCGACGCGCGCACGCGGGCGCGTTCATTTCCTCGCGCGCGGGCAACAACGCAAACGCTGTGCTGTGACACCAGCGCCCCGAGTGTGCCCTCAGCGCCCATTCGTGTGCCATTTTGACACCCCACTTGCGCTATGAAGTCCATGCGATGCCGCATAGAGCCCTGCGATTTCGGGCACTTGCGAGCCTGGCACGCCGATCGCAATGGCAGCCGATCGCGGCGACGAACGCCGCTTGGGAGACAGACTATGAACGCTCAAGAGACAGCCGAGAAGTATCACAAGCACGTTGCTGTGCTGACGCGCTATCAGGCCGGGCGCGTAGACATGGCACAGCCTACCTACGTGTGGCACTTGTGCCTTGCTCGCGGCTACCGCCGCGACCTGACAGCGTTCGCGCTAGCAGGCGACGAGGTAGCAGGCAACCTCGTGCTAGGCGCACCGCACTTCATCACGTACAGCGACGAGCAAGTCAAGAGCATGGCATGACCACTGCGAGAACAGGCTTGGAACAAGGCAAGTGCTGGCAATGCGCCGAGGACAATCACGACATGTGCTGTGCGCAAGTCGGCTGGGAATGCGCCTGCAAGTGTGACGAGGAAGACTGCGGCTTGATGCCGCTAGAGGCTGACCCCGAATCGCGATCGGCGGCAGAATCGAACGCCGAGCGAGAAGGGAAGCAGTTATGGCAGACGAAATCGTAGGCTTGCACCACACTGGAATCGTCACAGACGATCTTGTGTTAGAGCCGACTACGCCGACGACTGGACCACTAGCAGAAGAGCGGCAGACGCCGTGTGCTGCGGGTTGCAGTGCGATGCACGACGAGGCAAGCGAGGCCGAGCAAGAGTGCTGCGGCGGTTGTGTAGAGTGCTGCGGCTGCGTCTCGTGTAGCAATTCGCGTTGCTCATGGCGTGGCACTGACGGCTACTGCTCCGGCTGTGGTACCTGCGAAGACCATTGCACGCATTGGGAATGTGAAGGCTGTTCGCGTCGCTACGGCGAAGACGATAGCCGTTGTTCTGCCTGCGAGCAATGCACTGACCGTTGCTGTGACTGTATGTACTGCGAAGGCTGCACCGAGAATTATGCGGCTGGCTCTGCGTGGTGCCGCTCTAGCGAAGATCAGCAAAGCCACTGCGCGAATTGCTGTGAGTGTTCCAGTGGCGGCGAGTGTGGCGAACTCATGGTAGAGCGCGAGCCACACTTCTACGAGGCTGCACAGCCTTCACAGCGCAAGACGTACAAGAGTACGCGCCTTGTTGGCCTGGAGATCGAGGTTGCCAAGGTCAGCGAGAACACAGAGTCACTCGTGCAAGCCTGCCGTACATGGCGCGCTAGCATCGTCGAAGACGGTAGCGTTGACGATGGCTTCGAGATCAACACCAGCCCCGCCGCTGGGGATTACCTGCCTGCGATGATTGCTCGCATCGGCCGTGGCCTGCGAGAGGCAGACGCACGAGTAGACCAGCGTTGCGGCTTGCACGTCCACGTAGACTGTCGAGACTTCTCGTTCTACGACATGCGAAAACTCGTGAAACTCTACACCAAGATAGAGCCTGCGTTGTTCGCGATGATGCCCGGCTCGCGCCGCCGCTCTGTCTACTGCCGCCCTTGCGGTCAGCGTTTCGTCTACGACTTGGATCACTTCAAGATTCCCAAGGACAGCAAGCGCAAACTGCTCCAGAACGTGACGGATAGCACGCCGGATGTCTCGTGGAAAACGCAACGCTCTAGCAAGGGCGGACGTTATGGCTCTCGCTACAACGCGATGAACCTGCTGTCGTGGCTCTACCGTGGGACGATCGAGTGCAGACTACACACAGGCACAGTGCAAGCGAGCAAGATGCACTGTTGGGCGTTGCTCTGGCAAGCCATCGTAGACTTTGCGTACAAGAACACAGAGCACGAGATCAACACGCTGTACGACAGCGGCGATCTTGGCTCTGCCGAGCCACTGTTGCTCAAGATCGCGCCAAGCGACGAAGTGCGAGCCTATGTGACCAGTCGGATCAACGAGTTTCGCAATCACGGCCCACTGTTGCCAGGGGAGAGTGACTGACATGTGCGGTATCTTCGGTTGGCAACTAGAGAAGCGTATGACCGATGGTCAGGCGCATGCTCTAGCAACCTCGCTCATGCTGTTTAACGAGAAGCGCGGTGAGCATTCATGGGGCTATGCGGATAGCGCAGGCGTCACGCGCAAGGGCATCGGCGCTCTCACACAGCATGTGACCGCGCAAGACCTTGCGGCGTATGCGTGCGTCATGGTCCACACACGCCACAAGACCCACGGCGCGATCACGGTCGAGAATGCGCACCCCTATACCATCGGGCACATCACCGGCGCGCACAACGGCTGCTTGTGGAACGCCGACGAGTTGAACCAGATCAACGACCGCAAGTTTGCAGTAGACTCCATGCACATTTTCGCGCACATCAACGAAGGTCTTGCCTTGGCGGACCTCGTAGGGTACGGCGCGATCGAGTACGTGGATGCTCGCATACCAGGCCCTGTGTTCCTCGGCACGTTTGGGACTGGTGAACTCGCCGTAGCGCGTCTCAAGGGCGTTGGCACAGTCTGGAGCAGCGAGCGTGATGCGCTGAAGACGGCCATTGCCATCTCGAATAGCAAGATCGAGAAGATGTACAAGATTAAGGCGCAGCATCTCTATGCGCTACGCGGCGGCAGACTCACTGACACGGGCTTTGCGCTGGACGTGAGCGACTGGTACGACGACCGCAAGACGGTCGATGTACCTGCGGGCCTCGATGACTTCGGCGACGAGTCTATGCGCCGCTACAACGCAGAACTCGCAGCCGATGAGCGGCACTACAGCACAGACACACAGAGCCTCGCGGACTACTACCGCGAGCAGGAACAAGCGTTGCATCCCGAGCGTGTGCGCCTTGTCGAAGACGTGAGCGCACGCAAGGGCGGGAGCAGGACATTCTACCTGGAGGAGGCCCGGCAGACTGCCGGATTCAAACCATGAAGAACGAAGATCTCGCATCTATCCAACGTGCGCTGTACGACTCCATGCAGACGTTCGACGCACAAGGCGATCACCTGAGCGCACAGCAATGCGACACAGCGCTCACTGCGCTAGCGCGCATCGCAGGCGAGCAAGAGTTGCTCTTGCAGACCATCGGTGACTTGCAGCAGTACAGGCCACTGTGGATCGCATGCAGGGAAGAACTCGACAGGCTGCGGCTCGGACGTGACCTATGAGCAGACAAGACGACGACCTGACCGCAGGCGATCTCATGCAGCGTGACTGCGACTGTTGGGTAGAGCACACAGTCGGCGCGACGACGTTCGCCTCGTGTCTGTGTTCCTGCCATGCGCCGCTCTTGCAACGCATGGGCGACGTGATGCAACCGTGGGCGATGCGCTACGTGTGCCTCGCTTGCGTCGAGCAAGAGCACAGCGAATGCCAAGGGATGGCCTGCGAGTGCAGACGGTGCGCCTACGATGATAACTAGACATCGCCGCTGCGAAGTCTGCGGCGAGCCTGTTGGCAAGAAGGTGCGCCTTGAGAAGGGTGGCCCTGGCATGTGCCACGGTTGCTACTTCGACGCGAAGCGTGACGCCGCGACGCGGCCTACAATCAGCATACCCTTACTGGAGGTTGACATTGCGCAAGATGGCGAAGACTAGAGGCGCGATCACTGCCGCAGAGATGCAGGAAGTGTTGCGCAAGAAGGCAGAATACTTGACCCTAGAAGAAGTGCAAGCGCTGCTCACGAGGGATGGCGGAACGAAGACGCAGCCAGAAAGTGGTCAGTCGGTGAATGACTGTGCTCTAGACGAGCGAATAGCCGACGATGCAGGTTCGAATCCTGCTCCCTCGACTCACCCGTGCAAGCGTTGCACCCGCGACATCGACTCACGCTACCCGTTCCGGGTCTGCGTGCGCTGCTCGCTCGACATGCTCGAAGAGACGTTGAACGAGCAAGGGTACCACGAGGCCCGCCGCAAGGCAGCCTACGAACGCCTGGCCGCAGCCGGGCTCCTCAAGGAGAAGTGACATGGAACTCACCCAAGACGAGTTGTTGCAACGATTGCGTGACATCGCGATCGAGTTGTTCGACAACGTGCGCACGCGCGAAGCGGGGCGCTTCGTACTCGGCAACGAGATCGCCAAGATCAACGAACTCTGCTTGCGCATCTCGCGCTATGGCGTGACGCGCTAGGGAAAGGAGGACCATGACCACACGACGAAGTTTCACTGGTCGCAAGACCGTTCGACGCGCGCAAGCGCAAGAGCGGACGCATGAGCGCAGCCTGCGCTCGAACGCACAGCAACTTGCTGTGCTCGATACCCGGCCGGGCGAGAGCAAACGTGAACGCGCGAGACTCGCGTGATTCACGACCCGTACTCTGCGCCAACGCTCGGGATCTGTCTGTTCCTCGTGGGCATCTTTGCTCTACACTTCGCGGTCCTCGCGTGGATACTTCTGTGACACGCGCGGGCCGCGTCGCCGCCCGATCGTGCGCGGTTGCACGACGAGAAGGGCAGCAATTTCGCGCACTTGCGTTGGCACGCCGGATGCAACTGGTGGCCACATGCGGCTGATTCGCGGCGACCGGGACCGAAGCGAGCACCCTTGTCAGGTGTGCTTTCGTGAACCTGCTACGCATCAGTATCGTTCTCGCGTATTCGAGGTCGGTACGAGTTGCATCTACAGGTTTCGTATTCACAAGAACGATCTAGACGAGATCAAGCACGAGATCAGCCAGGTGCATCTGCTATGCTCAGATGCGTGAACCCTCGCTGTCGCTGGCTCTACGCGCCATGGCAAGGCGCGTGTCCTAAGTGCTCAGATACTCGCAAGTTCGACACAGCGTTGCGCGACCTAACGCAGCGCCGGAAGAGGAAGAAGGGAGCCAGTGAGTATGTACGACCCTTGCTGTGACCTGGAAGTGTTCAGTACCCGACGCGGGCGCGTGTTCATGCGCTGCAAGTTGATCCTCGGCGTGCTGTGCATCGTCCCGGTCTTCCTGCTCACGTACCTTCCGTGGCGTATCGTCCAGGGCATCAAGCATGCCACGTCACCGGGACAAGCCCCGGTTGTCACGGTTCGCTCGGAACTGCGCGCGTTCGGTCGCTTCTTTCGCGACTGGCCCCACGCGTTCCGTACTGGAACACGGTTGAGGGGTGTGTGAAGTATCTCGGGACATACCGGCGCAAGCGCCGGCTCTACGCAGAGCCCTGGTTCAGTGCCTTCACGGCTAGGCGTCGCGCGTGCTATGTGCGCTTCGGCTGCTTCGTCATCAGGCTCGGGGCATTGCCTCAGGCTCCCACTTCTGGCTCCATCTCCGGGCGTTATCTTGGCTGGGGTCCAGGCAACCTCTCGGAACGGCGGAAGACGCTAGCCGAGTTCATATAGAAAGGGAGGTAGCATGTTCGTACACGCACAGACATTTCCCCCGGTGCGGAAGCCATTCGAGCCGGTGGAAGTGAAGATCACGTTCGACACAGAAGAGGAGTTCCTGGCCTTCCATGCGCTCATGAAGACCAACCTCTCCGTGCCAATGGCAGTGTCGCGGTGCTACGACGTGACCGCGGATGCGGTGCGGAACGTCATCGACCGGATCGAGGCCCAGATCGGCCCGATCGCGCGAGGCGAGTGATGGCCAAGGTCTATAGCAAAGAGTGGATGGAGAAGGTGATGGCCATGACCACGGAAGAGCGTATCACGCTCGCAGACAAGGACATCCATGCTCCCGAGGGCATCGTAGCCGTGGCTAGCGCATGCGCGGAGTTGATCTCCCTCGACGACAAGAACGTGACCATGCGCGTGCTCGGCAGTCTGCTGGGAATGGTCACGGCACTCGGGGCTTCCCCATTCCAGACGTTCACGTATCTCCTGCACGACCCGGTTCTTCGTAAGCATCTCGGTGAATCGGCTGTGCTGAACACGCCCGTCCCTGGCGAGAAGGGCAACTAATATGACGGAACTTCAAGCACTGCGGCGGTTCAAGAACGTGGTAGTACGAAAGTACGCTCTCACAACGCAGTGTCCACCGATCCAGAAGTGCGTCGTGTGTGATGCGTTGCGCCTCGTGAAGGCTGCAACGAAGAAAGGTAAGTGAGTATGGACTTCAAACCGGCTACGCGTTCCCAAAGCAAACTCCACATGTCCATCGAGGCCGTAGCCGGGGCTGGGAAGTCCAAGACTGGCCTCGGGATACTTCGGGGACTTGTTGGCCCCGAGGGCCGCATCGCGGCGGTAGACACGGAGCATGGCCGTCTCCAACTCGGCTACGCTGGTGTCTATCCCGGGACCGTCCAACCCACGGGGTTCGATGTCATCGAACTCGTGGACTTCGGCGTGGAGTTTTACATCGAGGCTATCCAGGCCGCCGTGCGTGGACGCTACGACGGCTTGTTCGTGGACTCGGTGAGCCACGCGTGGGCAGGGAAGGGCGGCATCCTCGAACGCATGGACGCGTTCAAGGGTGGTGGGCAGAACACGTTCAGTGACGGTTGGGGGAAGTACGGCACCCCGGCGCAGAACAGGTTCGTGGATGCTCTCTTGAGCAGCAACATGCACGTCATCGTGACGATCCGTAAGAAGGTCGAATACGTCATGAAACCCGATGCCACTGGAAAGATCGAGGTCGTCAAGATGGGCCTCAAGCCGATCCAGCGCGAGGGGTTTGATTACGAGTTCGACCTGATCGCTCACATGGACCGCGACCATACGATGACCTTCAGCAAGGTCAGCGGCGCGTTCGACGATCTCGACGGCGCGATCATCCCGAGGCCCGAGCCAGTGAAGTTCGGCGAGAGCCTCTTGGCTCGCATCAAGGCCATGGGCGCGGAATGGAAGCCCCCGGAGTTCGCTCGCACGTTCAAGGTCGGGGCAAAGTTGGTCACGACCAAGGGCGTGACGTTCGAGACGTACACCGAGGCGTTGAACCTTGGCGTCCAGTACGACAAGGTGACGCAGAAGGGCGCGGCGCGTGAGGCCATGTCCACGCGCTTCAAGGCGGCCAGCGTGACTGACCTCACCGAGGCTCAGGCCCTGGCTTTCATCGCAGAGATGGAGAAGGTCATCGCCGAGCCTCCACCGAAGGGAGATCCCAAGTGACGAAGATGGACAGGTTCGTACTCTGGGCCACCATCACAGGAGTTGCGGCGTGTCTCGCCGCGCTCCTTCACGGTTGTATGAGCAACGAGCAGTTTGATACTTGGCAGCGTGAGAATAATGAACGATGCGCGGCAATGTGCGCGCAGTACCCATCGTACGCGGTGTTGGAACTCAGGTGCAACTGCCCGCAAGCCACAGCGTCCCCAGTGGGGCTACTATGATCATCATCTGGATTTTCCATCTCCCCGAGGACCAGGTAGACCTGGATCTCGCGATGGCGTCGCGGAATAACCAGAACGCTCTAGACTCCATCGCGGAAGTATTCCGGCGACACCGGAAGTACGAAGGCCCCGCGATGACGGAAGAACTGTTCTACGAGATCTTGTCCGACGAGGAAGCCTCATGCAGTTGACCAACAATCTGCGGCTCCCTGACGCCCTCGTGGCTCTGTTCGCCGAAGACGACTACACACGCGGGGATGCCGACTACAGTGTAACCGGCCTGCTGTCGCCCCCGCGTGTGCTCCAGTTGAAGCAGCGCCATGACGAGGAGTTGACTGAAGATGTCGTGGATCGCATCCCTTCGCAGTTGGGTACGCTCCTGCACAAGGCTGCCCACGAAAGCGCAAAGCGACTGGCGCACGATGGTGTACTCGCCGAAGAACGATTTTACGTTGCTCGTCGAGTGGCTAACGGGGCAGAAGTACGAATCAGCGGTCAGATGGACCATATCCTCGTGGATGAAACGTCGGAAGAACTGACGGACTACAAGTTCCCGAGTGTGTCGTCCTTGCAGATCAAGTTGACCCGGCCCGGGGCACTCATGGAATGGACCGAGCAAGTGAACCTCTACGCGCTGATCCTGCGCGAGAACTACATTCCGGTGCGCACAGCCCGGATCATCGCCACGGGGTTGGGATGGACGGCCGGGATGGCAGCGCGTGGCACGCATCCACCAACCCAGACGGTTGCCATCCCGATCGACCTGTGGCCTGTGGAACAGCAAGAGGCGTTCCTGATGTCCAGGCTGGAAGCGCACGCGGCAGCCGCCGCGCTCGCAGACGAGGATCTCCCACTTTGCACGCCTGCGGAGCGATGGGTAGCCCCAACCAAGTACGCAGTCATGAAGCCCGGGCGCAAGAGCGCCGTGCGCGTGACCGAGTTCAAGGCCGAGGCAGAGATGCTGCTATCCGAGAACGAAGGATGGTGGCTGGATGAGCGCATTGGGGGTAGCCGTCGATGTACCCTATGGTGCGCAGTCGGGAGGGCTGGCCTGTGCAACCAGTGGAATGCAGAGCAGGCCGCTGCGCGCATCGCCGGTACTCCTGACTCTAACCTAGAAGAGGAGGCTCTATCGTGAGTGAAACATAGCAAGAAGAGCGTGACGAAGCGATGGAGTCTGTCGCGACGCATGCGGAGCGAGTTGTACCGAACTTCGCAGTGAGTGCTGCGGAGTTCATTGTCGAACATCTTCGGTTGAACGGTTCTATGACCAGCGAGGAACTGACAGACAACTGCAAGATGGCCGGGATCGTGCCGCACGACGATCGCGCTTTCGGCCCTGTCTTCTACGCGTTGCGGCGCAAGCAACTGATTCACAAGATCGGGACTGCACTTCGTACCAAAGGCCACGGCACTACAGGCGGTAACGTCTGGGCGTTGGTGGCCTGAGTTCCACCGCTACATGCGTTGCTCGCGTGTGTAGCCAATACCAAGGAGAAAACATGGCACCAGAGACGCAGGAAGCCCTCGACGACGATTCCAGCCTAGACGGTGGGTTGAACGACGAGGGTGACACGGCAGGCGAGTTCACCGAGGCAGCGGCAGACGCCGCCGCAGCGGAGTTCGCCGCCTACGAGAAGGCTGGCCGCGTCGATGACGTGGACAAGCAGCGCGAGTTGATCACCGAGGGCACCACGGTTCAACTCGGCTTCGTCAGTGCCGAACTGGCGATGGGCGGCAAGGTCCAGGCTGGCAAGGAGTACATCTACGGCAAGTTCCAGGTGAACAAGCCGGACATGTACGCAGACGGGGAGCGCGACTTCGGGATCTACTTCCGCCTGACCGCCAAGGCGAGCGATCCGCAGAAGCCGAACTCTACGGCGTTCAATGTGACGCAGAGTCAACTGCGTCGCATCGCGGCAGCGATCTGGGGCGTGGAAGTCACGAGCCCGGCAGTCGTCGCGCTGATCGAGCCCGCCCTGAAGGCGGCAGCGGAGCAGGGCAGCAATCCCACGGAGCGCCGTGCAGCGTTCTTCGTGGCCCTGACCAAGTTGATCAACGAGGAGTTGGTCGGCAAGACGTTCACCACGGACATCGGGGTTCGCCCGGCGCGCGTGTGGAACGGCAAGAAGTACCGTGAGACGCAGGACATCGGGAAGCCGCACTACCCGGGTCGCAAGGAGCAGAAGTCTGCGCTCAAGCCGGTCACGGCCTAACATGGCCGCCGTTCTCCAGCGGTGCATCAACTGCACCGTCGAATATGATGCGAGCACAGACCAGTTCCACAACTTCGGTCTGTGTCTCGCCCGGGTGCGTCGGGGACCGTTGCCAAAGGGCGACGGTTCCCCGCCGTCTGTTCCACCCCCGGCTGGCTCGGACTTCCCAGATCCCGAGAGTCCGACAGTTCACTAGAAGGGAGGTTCCGTGAAGAAGTATTGGCCCGCGCTTGCGATCCTCGCGTTGCTGCTCCTGGGTACGGTCCAGGCAGCGAACGCGGCAAGCGTGAAGATCTGTTACGACGATGCCTCGGTATCCCCCGGGGTCACGTCGATCAACGTGCTCTACCATCCGACCACGGGGTCGGATGTCACCACGGCTGATGTACTCGCAGGTTCCGTGCTCACGGGCTCGGTGCGCTGTGCGACGCAGCCGATCCCCGCGCTCCTGGTGCGCGGGACCACGTATGCAGTGACGCTCAAAGCCACCAACGCCTTCGCGGAGGTAGGGCCTGCGTCGAACGCAGTGACGTTTCTTCCGCCAAATCTGCCAGCCGTCATCACAGGTGTGTCGGTACAGATTGTCGTTCCGTGATTTCCTGCACCGAAGGGTAGACGTGACGGTACATCCATGACCAAACATCCCAACCTCGTAGCGTGGCGCAAAGCCCACGGCAGCCTCTGCCATGTGTGTCCGTTGAACGGGCAACGCTGCGCAGGTTCGGATGGTCCAGTTGAGGCTGAGCACATTGGCGTAGGAGACTTCCCAAGTCAGGACGATGTAGACGACGGCGTGACGCGCGGCCAGACCCACGGACGCGCCTTCAGCGACGGTGTTGGGTACTACATGAAACTGGAGAACCTTGTACCCGAGGGCCTTGCGACGCTCGTCCATGTCCCAGGCCGGAAGTGGCCCCGCGTCGTGCTCAGCAATACGTTCTTGATGAACCTGATCATGTGTCACATTCCCGGGAAGAAGAAGCCCCAGGTCAAGATTCGTTCCACCGTAGGTCGGCACGCCATCCTGTGCTGCGCCAATTCGTACCGCGCCGTGATGCGCCGGATCTACAAGGACAACCCGCGTCGAACGCTGACAACGATGGGCACCGCAGCCACCAGTACAACCCTTCGTATGCCAGCCGCGATCGAGGCGTTCCGTGGCCGCATCCCTGCCCCGTGGGTGGATGCAGACATCGAGCGCCTCTTCGCGCCGATCCCTGAAGAGCAGATCTACAAGGTGGTACTCCGAGGAAAGCATCCCAAGGAGCCGTGGTGGCCAGCCATGGAATGGTTCTTGGCCGAGATCTTGAAGTTGCAGCGCGCGGGTGTGCGCAAGGTAGCGAAGTGCGGGCTCACGCCGCCACGAGAGTTCACAGCGACGTATGAGCATATCCGCATCGACACTGGCGAACACTACATTACCAACCATGCCGTGGTCCTAGATCTTCTACTGCGGCGCCAAAGACAAGCGCTCACGAAGCGCACGAAAAGGGAGAAGCAGGATGGAAACTAGTATTGCAGAACAAGTTAACGACCTAACGCGGGTAACTGCTCGCATCGGGGCATTCGTAGAACGCTTTGTTCTTGCGCGTCTTCGTGAGCAACGGACATTTACAGCCCACGAACTGCGTAGATTCGTGATGCTCTGTGAGCCTGGGATTGCCCCGGCATCGCCCGATCGAGTCTTGCGCGCCCTGCGGCAGGCCCGGCGCATAAATTATGTCGTGACGAATCGCCGGGCATCGGAGTACAAACCGCTGGAAATCGACAGCGCGCAGTTCTAGGGGAGTCTATGACAGACGAAGACAAGATGGCGAGGGCAGCCCTCGATGCGCCGCCGATGGAATTGCCAGAGAGCCAGCAAGATCCCGTGGATGAGAATGGTGAGGTGATCGACACCACATCACCTCCAGTTGCTGACGCAATCCTCGAAAGCGAGAAGTCCACAGCTTGGACTGATGCACAACGCGATGCCCATGTCAAGATTGCCGAAGGCATCGAAGCCGAGGGCAAGGGCGGCCCGGGCTCGGAGATCACCGGGCTCGAACTCGATCCCGGCCGCGAACTAACCCCCGAGGAACGCAAGGCTCTCCCTCCCTGGGCCGAGCAACTACGCCCGGGACGCGGCGTAGCCATCGACGGCTGGGTCACACGCATTGTGCTGATCGACCCCGCGCGTAGTATGCTGCTCCTGTTTGTCGAGGGACCAAGCCAGGGCACGACGAAGAAAGTCAAGGCCGCGATGAAGAAGCACGCGACGAAGAAGGGCAGCAACAAGACCCCGAAGGGTGGAGCCCGGACCCGTGCGCGATCTAAGTAACGCCGAACTGGAGTGCATGTCGCACAATGATCTGTGCGAACGCGTGCGCGATCTCCAGCATCAACGCCTGATCTGGGCCAAAGCCACGGAAGGCACCGAGCGCAGGAACGTGAAACTCGTAGACGTTGCAGCGCAGGCGGTCGGACTCAACAGGGCGGTGTTTGCTCGGGCGCACGCGGAACTCCAGGCCATCCAGGCTCGGGCCGACGAAGTGATCCGCGAACTCAAGACGGTGATCGAGGAGACGGGGGGCAAGTGAGGCCACAGGGAATGCTCTTCTGCCCGACGCTCCTCCCGGGCTCACTGTTCGCCAACCAGGCGCTAGCCTTCGCCGTGCGCGAGGATTGGGCGAAGGCGGCGCGCATCCAGCAGCACGGGGCCACGCGTGTTCCACTCCCCATGCTTCCGTGGCAGATCGAGCCCCAGGTCCAGCATGTGCGAACGTACTTCATGCGCATGGTCACGGACCCCGGGCCGTGGGTGATCGACTTCGAGGCCACCCTGATGGGCGAGCCTGTCTGCCTGAGTATCTGGTCAGCGTACAAGCCGATGTTCCACCGGGGTATCTGCATCCCGTTCCTCAACCAGGGCGGTAGCCGCTACTGGTCCATGGAAGACGAGGCCACCGTCATGGGCCTAGTCACATGGTTCTTCCTCGATCCATACTTCAAGAAGTGGGGGCACAACCTTGCAGGCTACGATACTGGCGTACCGCCGTTTAACTGGCGTGCTCTTATCAAGACCGCGTGGAACCTCGACGTGGCAGGGGTGGAGGGAGACACCATGGCCGCCCACCATGTTACGTTCGCCGAACTACGTCATAGTCTTGCCTTCCTGGCTTCGATGGTCACGGACCAGCGTTCATACAAGTTGGACGTGTGGAAGGACGACGACGGAGACGAAGATGTCAAGGCCAAACCTGAGTGGTCACGTATTCTCGACCGTCCAAACGAGAAGACGCGCACGTACTGCAACGAAGATACGTTTTCCACTGCGGTGGGACATAACGTACTTGTTGCAGAGATGGATACTCTGGGATGTCGGGCAATCCATGACACTATCGCCCTGCCGCTTATACCAATCGTTCAGGAAGTAGGCTATCGCGGGATGCCCATCGACACCACGCTTCGCGACGACATGATCTTCGACTTGGACTTGCGCAAGGGCGCAGTCGGGCAGCGTCTTCGCGAAGCGGGCGTCACTACGATGAACTCTCCACAGAAACTCGGGTGGCAACTCAAGGATCTTGGTGTGCCCCTAGTGGAGACAACGGAGGGCGGACAATTCAGGACAGATCTGGAAACGATCGGGAAGATGAACTGGAAGTTGAACACGCTCCCGGCCAAGAAGGGCGGCGAGTCTCAGTTTCCGTTCTTGTCATTGATCAAGGAGTACCGCAGGTTGGAGAAGGCGAGCAAGAATCTGGCCTCGCTGATTCCCTGCGACGACGGACTCCTGCGCACACGGATGCAAGCCATTGGAACTGTGACTGCCAGGTATGCCTCCGCTGGATTCGGCACCAAAGACAAGCCTGGGTGGTGCAATATCTGCAAGACGTGGGGCGCACACGGCACGAATCTCCAGAACATCCCGAAGGACAACAAGGAACTCGGTGTCAATGTGAAGGATGTCTTCCATGCGAGCCCCGGTTGGCTCTTGGGAGAGTTGGACTACCGCGCATACGAACTCGTGATCCAGGCTCACCGCATCAAGAGCGAGAAGATGATCTCCCGCCTGGAGACACCCGGCGCAGACCCACATAGTCTCCACGCGAAGTTGATGTACCCGGACTTCGCCGGGAAGGGCACGCCCAGCGGGGATCGTCAGCGCGGGACGATGAAGAACGTGATCTACGGGAAGCGCGGCGGCGGCGGGAACCGGGCGCTCCAGAGTGCCCTGGCGAAGAAGGATGAGTTCTTCGAGTTGCCAGAGATCGAGGAGTTCCGCGTCGTGCTCGATGCTGAGTATCCCGAGGAGCCAGAGTGGATCACCTGGACCGGCCACATGCTGGAGAACCAGTTGCTCAACGGTGAGCGCCGGGTGATCTACAACGCCTTCGGCAGGCCGCGCGTGCTCATGGGCCGCGAGCCGTTGAAGGCCGCGCTCGCCACGGAGATTAGCGGCACGGGCGCGGAGATCATGAACTGCGTGTTCCTGCGGATGGCGATCTACCATCCAGAAGAGTTCAAGTATATCTGCCTACAGATCCACGACTCCATCCTGGTTCACGCACCGAAGGCGATCTTCTGGCACGTTGTCGAAGTAGTCAAGGCCGAGATGGAGCGTGCGGTCTGGATGTGGGGCGAGTTCGTCACGTTTGGCGTAGACGTGAAGTTCGGCGAGCGCTGGACGGGCATGAAGGAAGCGGCATGAAGCAACGTCTTGACTCCCCGCTTCGCGAGTATCGTGGTCGCGAGCACCGCAAGATCCGTGTCTACATCAAGCGTTACCTGGGCCGGGCCAACCGTTGGGAAACCGGCTTCAAGGGAGTCCTCATTCACGAAATGTACACCATGGGTCTGGACTTCATCGAAGAGATCAACTCCATGCTTTGGTCGCCTCGCCGACCCCGGACGTACCGCCGCCGTGCCAAATGAGCCGAGTCATACTCGACGTACCACACGAGGAGTTGATCACTCGTGTTCCTCCACCTTGGCTCTTGGAGGGCGTGGCTCCGGTGAACGGGATCATGCTCGTCCATGGGAAGTCTGGAGCCGGGAAGTCGTACATTTGCCTCGACATCGCCCTGTGTCTCGCTACCGGGAAAGCCTGGCATGGACACAAGGTCAAGCAAGGCCCGGTATTGTATCTGTCGGCGGAAGGACAGGATGGCTTGTCGAGCCGCGTGAGGGCGTGGATGGCGAAGAACGATCTCCCGCCTGGTCCACTCCCCATGTTCCACGTCTTGGAGACGGTCGATCCCCTGGATCGCGAGGCCATGTGGGCGCTCGGCAACCTGATCACGAAGCGAAAGCCCATCGCCGTGTTCTCGGACACCTGGGGCGCGCACATGGGCGGCGGCGGCGGGGACGTGAATGCCCCGAAGGACACGGGGCAGGCCGTGGCCGCGTGGCGCAAGTTGATCGACACGCATCGCTTCAGCGCATGGCTGATCCATCACCAGGGTCACAAGGAAAGCGAGCGCGCTTTGGGCAGTGGTGCTCTGAAGAACGCCGCAGAGAACGAGATCTCTATCGTTCAAGACAAGGCTGGGATCGTCACCGTGACGAACTTGAAGCGCCGCGACAAGGGTGGCTTTGACGAGATGCAGTTCATCAAGGAAGTGATCGACCTGGGGATAGATGCGAACGGGGATAAGGACGAGGCACTGGTGTTCGTCCTGGCTACGACCCCGCACCCTGAGTCCGACCCGGAGTCCACGACGGATACGAGCCAGAAAGCCTTGCTTGCGCTCTCGTCAACCATCATCGCGAACGGTACGATCTCCGGGGAAGAGAAAGGGTTGACGTACTCGGCCTGGCGTGACGCCACGCCGCTCCTCGGGGCCGCCTTCAGTCGCACGCGTGATGCGTTGGTCGCGGCAGGGCTCGTCAAGAAGCACGGCACAGGACGCGGGGCCACGTATATGCCCGCCACGCCTGCGACCGACGAGACAGTGTGGAAGGGACCAGAGTGATGCCTTACGTGATGAAGTCTGTTCGCCCGAGGATCGAGCCGCACATGGGTTCGATGGCGATGTCCAGTGGGGAGTTGAACTACCAGATCACGCGCCTGTGTGTGGGCTACCTCGACCGCCACGGGCTCCGCTACTTCACCCTCAACGACATCATCGGCGCACTGGAGTGCGCGAAGATGGAACTCTACCGGCGTGTGGCCGCTCCATACGAAGACGAGAAGATCAAAGAGAATGGAGACGTGTACGACATATGAGGTGCTACGTTAGCGGCCCAATGCGCGGCCATCCCAAGTTCAACTTCCCCGCGTTCGACAACCTGGCGGCGTACATGCGCAGCGAGGGATGGGACGTGGACAGCCCTGCGGAGCATGACCGCACCGTGTTCCCCGACATCGAGGAGTGGCCTGGTTACGCGGACGGTGATCCGGCTCTGTGCCCCAAGTTCAACTACTCCGTGTCCATGCGCTGGGACATCACCCGGGTAGTCGAAGACGACGCGATCGTCCTGCTCCCCAACTGGTGGACGAGTACCGGGGCGAAGTTCGAGCGCTTCGTGGCTGAGCAGTGCGACCGGCTCGTCTACGTCGCCGTGCCCTGCCTCGCGGGTGACGCGATCGTCACATGGTCCATCTACCCAGACGTGGCGAAGCGTCTGACTGGACCGACCGTCAAGCCTACGGAGGAGCAAGGTGAGTAAGGCACTGTTCACGCGCTTCAACCAAGACACGGCAAACCCCAAGGACGCCCTGGGCTCGGCGAAGCCCGACCTGAGCCTAGTCCCACCCGCCTCGCTGATCCACGAGGCCCTGGCAATGGAGAACGGAGCGAAGAAGTATGGACCGTACAACTGGAGAGCGAAGAAGATCCGTGCGCGCGTGTACGTGGCTGCGGCCCTGCGCCATCTGTTGCAGTATCTTGATGGCGAGGATACCGCTGTGGACTCGGGTGTCCACCATCTTGCGCACGCGAAAGCCTGCTGTGGAATCCTTCTGGATGCCATCGAGACGGGGAACCTCGACGACGATCGTCCGAAACCGGGCAGCGCAACGCGCCTTCTTGTTGGACGGAGCGCACCTACCGGACCCGTTCAATGAGTAAACACAGCAAGACGCGGCGTCACATTGTCATCCCTGACGGCCAGGTCCAGCCTGGCACCCGCAGCAACCACTGGACTGCGCTCGGGAACTACATCGCCGAGTGGCAGCCCGACGTGATCGTGAACCTCGGGGACTTCTACGACATGCGGAGCCTGTGCGTCTACGACAGGGATCTCGCGGAGGTAACGCAACGCCGCTACGCCGGGGATCTACGGGCCGGAGATGAGGCTCTCGATCTGCTCATGAAGCCCTGGCCGAAGTCCTACAAGCCCAGGCTCGTTTACACGCTCGGGAACCATGAGGAGCGGGCGAACAGGCTCATGGACATGCAGCCCGTGTTGCGCGGGGCTGTGGCGATGCCCTGGGACAAGGCCAAGTCGAAGGGATGGGAAGTGCATCGCTACCTCCAGCCCGTGGTCGTAGACGGGATCGCCTACGCGCATCTGTTCGTGAAAGGAGCCAATGGACGTGTCACGAATGCCAAGTTTGGTGCGGCGAATGCGCGGACACAGGTGCTACGCGAAATGCGGTCATGTACTGCTGGTCACAAGCCAGGGCTCGACGTGCATATTCAGCCTATTGGCACCGGGTCTATGCGCGGGATCATCGCCGGTTCCTTCTACCAGCACGAGGAAGAGTACATGACCCCGCAGGGCACCACGTACTGGCGGGGTATCCTCGTCAAGCACGCGGTACGCAAGGGCAACTACGACCTGATGGAAGTCAGCCTGGACTACCTGCTTAGGAAGTATACCTGATGGGAAACTGCGACTGCTCCTGCCACGTCAACCTGGAAGGGCGTTGCTTCCGCTGCTTCGAGTGTACCTGCGGCGTGGAGTTCGCTCTGGAGTACCTGACCATGTGGGTCCGTCACCATGCCCCGGGGCTCAAGCGCGTGCGCGAGGCTCGGTACGCGCGCCTGCGGGAGAGGCTCAACAAGATCAGGGAGTCCTACTTTGGTCCTCTTTCGTAAGGCCACGGATTCCCTGGCTTCCTCGTGCAGGGTCTATCTTCTGATCCGGCACATGTGCCATAATCAGGGGTCATGCCCAAAATGCGAGAAGCGACGCAAGTTCAAATTTCAGATGCGCCTAGCCTCTGTCAAGCGAGGCCGCGCACGCAACCCGGAGCACGCCTAAGTGACTAAGCCCCTGCAAGTGGTAGTTCAGTGGGACGACGCCTGCGATCGCAGTGTCTCGATAGAGTGGGACGGGACGTTCGAGAAGGCGCATAAAGCCGAGGCAGTGGCCCCGTTGTATCGCAACCGCCAGACCACGGGCTGGCTGATCTACGTGAACGACGACGCCCTGTGGCTCGCGCACGACTACGACCAGGACGAACAGGAAGTCCACAACTTCACGGTGATCCCGTTGGGCTGGGTCAACGCGGTGCGTGCGGGGCGTAGAGTGCTCTTTATCCGTGGGGAATCATGAGGCTCTGGCTACGCTGGATGCTCTGGCGGCGGCGCTACTGCGCCTGCGGGGAACGCGCTGCGTTCTACTCCGTGACGCTTACCAAGAGTTACTGCGCGGTGTGCTTCTACGGGGGTGCTCGTGCTCAGACGTGACGCTGACGGTCCCGGGTGGTTCGTCGCGTGGGACTTCGCCGAGGGCTGGACCACGAGCATCCTGTACCACGTCGGCCCGACAGGCATAGTGACGGTCGCGTCGGTTACACGTACAAACGCAGAGACGATACCACATGAGGGCCGCGCACCAGTTCATGAGCAGGACTGCCCACAGTGCAGGGAGGATCAATGTCTCGACAACGGCTGCGACGCGACGCATACATCACCAACGCCATGTTCGACGGACCAAGAGCGGCGGTTCGGGCTTCGCGCCTTCGCTTTCCTGCGCAAAGCGTTCTTCGGCGGGTGAAGGTTCTGAGCCGGGTGATCCAGGCAGTGTACGGCGGTCCCTGGCTGCGCTCTCTTTCAACCACGCGAAAATCCGCCCGGTGAGGCTCGTCGGTACACCCCCTTTCAGGGGGTTGTACCGAGCGTACCGTGTACCTACCGCGTTCGGATCAACTGCCACGAGAACCACGCCTTGTCGTCGGTGCGATTGAGCACCCGCTTGTACGTGATGTTCCCGAACGAGATCCGGTCGGCCCCGCTGCCGATCCCGCAGTCGGGCCACGGGCACGGGAGCCCGCCGCCGCCCGCGTCATGCACCTTGCACTTGTCGTCCTTCGTCTCCACGTTACCTCCGTAGAAGTGGAACGTCCGGGTTCTGTCGGTTCGCGATGGCGTCGCGCATCTTCTTCATGATCAGGTCGCGGCGCTCAGGGTGTTGCTGGAGTAGGGTATCGAACTCGCTGCTCACGCCTGCGGCCTCGGCCGCGCGCTGCTTCTGGTTCGGGGCCTCCACGGTGCTCGGGGTCATACCTACGAACCGCGCCAGCGGGGTCGCCGGGCCTAGAGCCATAGGCTTGCGCGCCTGCATCCCGCGCTCGTCGAGGCGGAAGGTGCCGGGGTTGTTACGGAGCATGTCGATCATGTCCGCAGTGTCCTTCGCAGAGCGGCCGTTCTTGACCATCTCTTCGACGGCCTGGTAGGGCCAGAACTGGCGCATGTAGTGCTCGGCCAGGTTCGGGCGATTGTAGTCCTCGACCACGGCCCCGTTCTCGTCCACGGTGCGCCCGTTGAACGTGGACAGCGGGCCTTGGAATTTCTCGTGCGTGAACAGGTTAGTACCCGTAGCCTGCTCGATGGCGATCTTCGCGAGCGGGTGCAGACCCGCGATGAACTGTGTCCCCGGGTCGCCCGTAGTCAGGAAGGAGAACGGGTTCGGACCCTTGGTGTTGAGCATGACCAGGGTATCGGGCTTCCCGGTGGACCCCAGGGCAACGTGCAGCGGGATGGAATCGCGCATGCTCTCAGGGACCATCGTGTTCCAGTCGAACCCCATGCTCGCGGACGTGTCCTTGATATCTTGCAACGCGCGTTGTCCAACGGCCCGGGCCAGTTGCGCCTGCAACGGCTTCTCGAACGGGTAGCGAAGCAGCAATTCAGCACTGTGCCGGTAGAACTTGTAGTACGGGAAGACGTACCGGCCCACGTTGCGATCCAAGGCCGAAGTCCGGTCGTAGTTGTGCATCCAGCGGTTCATCCCGGTGACGGCCGACTTCAGGCCCTCGTCGGTCATGGCTTCCACGCCCATGCCGCGCAAGCGCGACAGGTTGTCTGCCATGTCCGCCATCGCCGCGCTCCCGTGGAGCAGGTTCTGCACCGCGCCCATCCCCTTCGGGGTCATCTCGTAGATCGTAGACCCCGCGCGATAGATGCTCTCCATCTCCTGGTTCGCGTGGGACATCAGGGTCGCCCACTTGCCCACGCCCCGGGCCACGGGGTTCGCGCTCGCGGCCATCTTCCCGCTCAGGTCCGTGACCTTGGCGAACGCCTCGCTGGCGCTCAAGCCGCCGCTGGCGACGCCGGGAAGGTGGAAGATACCAGCCAGGTTCTTCGACACTTCATCCTGCAAGATCCCGGCGCGACCGAGCAGTGCCCGTCCGGTAGTCGCGAGTGCCATGAGCCCGCGCGCGGAGAACGGGTGCAGGCCCTGCATCGTGATGAACTCGGTGTTCCCGTACATGTTGTTCATGAGGCGGCCAACCTTCAGGTTCAAGTTAACCATGTTGAACGGCCCCATGACCGCCTTGTCGCTGAACTGCGCGAGGGGGTTCGTGGTCGGGTCGAAAGACTTCTTGTAGAACGCGAGTTCGTCGCCGAAGCCCTTCGTGATCTTGTAGACTTCCCCTGCGGCTTCCTTGTTCCACGGGTAGGTCTTCTGTGCGGCCTCGGCCATACCCTGTGCGAGATCCCCGAGGTTCACCGCACCGCTAGCAGCCTCGCCTGCGGCAGCCGTCTCATAGAGACGCGAGGCTACGCGGTCGAAGTGCTCTTGCACCATGCCGTCCAGGTGGAGTGAGGCCGGGTGGAGGATCTGGTGCGTCCCTGCGGCCAGGTCGGCGTCGTGCGCCCCGGTCCAGCCTGCGGGCATACGCTCCACGTAGCCCCACCCATTCTTGATGCTCTCTTCGGCCGCGTCACGCGCGACGTTCCCGATGCTCTTGCCATGGATGGCAACCTTGTAGTACCGCGACAGGGCCGCTGCCGGGTCCAGGTGCTGGAGTTCGCCAGCGCGGAAGCGTGCCCCGAGGTTCTCCGAGTACACGTTCGACTCGCGCAATTTGTCCAGGGTGCCGCTGATCGTGCTCTGCTCCCGGGTCAGCACTTCCATGCTGTGCGGGATGATGATGCCGCCCTTCGGCCCCATGACTTCCAGTGCCTCGTCCACCGTGGTGGGCATGGCGCGCGGGAGCATGGAGTTAATCTCCTGGGCATCGAAGGTGTGTTGCTCCATGAGCAGGTTCGCTGCCTTGGTGCGGAACGCCGTCTCCTTCTGAACATCCAGCGCGGTGCGCGTGGACACGGTAGCCCGGCGAGCCTGGCGCTCGGTGGCCTCGGTGAGCCCGTTGTTGTACGCCGTCTCGGCGGCCTTGGCGTTCGCCGGGTCCATGGGGTTGAAATCCGGGTTCGGCGTTCCATCGGGCATGTGCGAGCGGTGCAACAGTGCGGAGTCTCGCGCGTTCGCGGCATACGTCTCGGGGTCGATCCCTGCCTGCTTCTCGTAGTCCGCTTGCAGGGGCTTCCAGGCTTCGACCCACTTGTCCAGGGCTTCCTGGCGGATGGCCGAGCCGTTCTCCATGGCGCGCTTCTCGAACTCGCCCCGGTGGGTCAACTCGGTGATGGCTTGCGCCTCGGGGTTCAACTGCACGCGCCCCTCGCCGTAGGCGAACCGGATGGCCTTCTCCGCAGGCGTGAGCGCGAGCGGGCCAACGCTTCCATCTGGCTGGATGTCCTGCTCAGCGGCCTGCAACTTCGTGTTGAAGTCGTGCATCAGGAAGTCCTGACGGGCCTTCTCCGTGGCTCCCGCCTCGGCCGTCGCGTCACCGATGCGCAGGCGCGCGAGCGCATCCGGGGCCACCGTCTTCAACGCATACGTGCCCGTCTTCTGGGCAATCGAGATCGGGTCGATGGCCTTGCCAATCTCCGCAACGGTGCGGAGTTTGTTGGCGAGATTCACCGCACCCGCCATCTCGGCCGCCTTGCCCGCGACGCCGAAAGGCCCCTGGAGAATCGTAGACGCGTCAATCAGGGTGTCGAAGGGGTGATCGTAGGCGTTGCGCGCGAGCATTCCCGGGACGCTCTCGTCGGGCCTCGGGGTGTACTTGTCGATGATCGGGTCAGCCAGGGTGTGCATCGTGTCGATGGGATGCACGACTGCGCCCGCCACGGCCTCCACGCTCTTGACAGGATGGACGACAACCTCGCCCAGGAGCGCCCCCATCCCGCTAGCGAAGCGCCCGACATCGTGCGCGAAGTTCGACGCGAACCCGGTGATACCCTCGGGGGTCGTCTCGGGGATCTCCGTCTGGAGCACCTGGCGCTTGATGTCTTCGGGAGCCCCGATGTTGAGTCGGGGAGTACCGTAGTCATCAGCCGAAGCGTCGGCTTCCGGGTCGCCGAGCAAGTCGCGGAAGGCTGACACGGGTTACTTGCCCTCGCGTGCTGCGCGTTGGGCGGCCTCTCGCCGCAGGCGGGCCATGCGCGTACCGGCACCTTCGGGCGTGCGTCCACCCATCCCCGACACCAGGAGTTCCAGTTCATCCTGTAGGCCGCCCGAACCCTCGGGCAGGATATGCGAGCCTTCGCCGCCGCTCTTGCCCGAGTGCCAGAAGCCACCGCTCGTGGCGGCCTTGACGGCCTCGGGGCTAGAGTCGAACCCGAAGGGCTGGGAGATCGAAGTCTCCTTCGGGATCGTGTACGAGAACGCCGTGCGCGCGGGCTTGCCCACTTGATCCGGTCCGGTGACGGTGCTGATCAGATCCTGACTACTCTGCGCGACCTTCTTCCCGGTGACTTCCTGCGGGCTCGGACCCTGCCCATTGGGGTTGATCAGGCTCGCCGGGCGCGAGGGCATCGGGACGCCCCGGGGCAGGCCCTCGTCTGGGGCACGCCCGCCAGCACCGCCCGGGTAGGTGATATGCTCGGGGAGCGGGTACGACCACTTCCAGTTCACCGCGTCCGCGATCGTGGCCGGGAGGAACAGGTCGGGGGTCGTCGCCGCATCGGTGCTCAACTGGCTCTTGGCCTTGCTCGTCAACTGCGCTTCGAGCCTGCGGGCCTCGCTCGGGGTGTGCAGACCTGACTGCTCGTTCTGGTTGAGCAAGTCCAGGGCCGTGGTGACGCCCCGAGCCCGGGCCACGTCGAAGTAGTTCTTCTCGTTCTGCGCGTAGCCCGCCTCGGCCTGCTTGCTCGCGGCGTCCTTGGTCTGCATGGACAGTGCCTCTGCGACGGCAAAGGACATCTTGCCCTGCTCGACCAACTTCATGTTCTTCGCCGCAGCGCCCTCGTCGCCGAGCGTCTTCAGATCCTCCAGCGCCTGCGGCAACCCTTCGGCTACCTTGCGTCCAATGAACTCAGGCGTCTTCGGGCCATACGTAACCTGCTCGCGCGCGTCCGCGATCTTGCGCGCGACGGCGCGTTCCTCGGGGTCGGTGATTCCGGCCAAGGGATCGTGCGCGTTGCCAGGGTTTGGAGATCCGCCAGGCGCATAGGGTGCGAGATCCCGCACGCCAGCCATCGGGCCTCCAACATCGCCAGCAGCGCCCGGAAGGTTGGTAAAGTACGGGATGTCCCCGTGCTCCGTCGTCTGCGTGCCACGGCGAATAGGCTCGGCGCTCGTCGGCCCGCGCCCCGAACTCTTGTCGATGGAATCGAGGATGCGCGTGGCTTCCTCGGGGTGTGCGGCGCTGAGCAACTTGAACGCGTCGGGGTCGATGAGCGGGCTCCCGGGCATGTCGAGCGCGCGGATCGCCTCGGGGTTCGTGGTCCCGTAAGTGGACTTGTTCTTGGCATTCTGGGCTTCTCCCTGTGCGACATCAGCCTGGTACGCCTTCAACGCCATGGACTTCTGGCCCGCTTGCGCGGCCTCGCGCCGAATGTCTTCGGGCGTCTTCGGGGCTTCCCCTTCCACGGAAGGCCGAACCCGCTGGAGATCGGTTCCCCCGGACTTCTGGAAGTTCATCAGGTCGTCGAACGAGTAGTCAGGCATCACGCATCTCCTACGTACACGGCGATCTCTGCCTTGCGACGCAGGATCTTTCCGGCATTGGCATGGTCATTCCAGCGGCGCATCTCGTCGGGCACCGCGCAACAGTGCCCCGCGTTCAACTTGCGCAGGAGCGTGGAGGTACTGAAGTTGCCCCATCCTACGTTGAACACGAAGGACACGAGCGCATCGAACTGCTCTTGCTTCAACGGGACGGTGACGAGCGTGTTCACGGCACGCTCAGCATCGAAGATGTCATCCATCAGGATGTCCTTCGCATCGTCCCGGGAGAGGATGGCAGTCAGTAACCCTATTTCTTTCTCCTTGACCAAGTGCCCGTAGCCGATCGTCTCGTGGCCCGTGGTGTCCCGGTACGCCTTGGCGCGAAAGCCCTCCAGGCGTTCGATCAACTCCACGAAGCGGTCGCTCACGGTCATCGCTTACCTCCGAGCCTGCAACAGTCGCCTGTCCGGGTAGAGGAACGGGTCGTCCTGTTCCGGGGCGGCAGGGGTGGTGTCGGGACAAAGATCTTCGGGGCATCGGTCGTAGCCGAAGGCACCGACACAGGAACAGGTGAGACTGATGTCCCTTCGCGGTTCACGGGCTATCAGGGTGCAACCCGTCGTAAGTAGCGCGAAGAGCAGCCACACGATTGAGGTATGCTTCATGATCCTCCCCGTCCTTGCGCGGAGTGTTCACCACGTTGGGCCTGTCAGGCTTTGCCGCCGCAGGAGCGGCAGGCTTCTCATCTTCGTGCGCGCGAGTCACCGCAGCCCGGGTGCCTTCGGTGGTCGCGTTCATGGCCTCGTCCATGGCGGCTTTGCCGCCCTGTGGACCGAAGGCATCCATCATGCCCACGTTACGCTCCCGGGCTGGTCGCAGCCTGACTCGCGTGCGCGTTCTCGATGATGTAGTTGAGCGCACTGGTGCCCGCTGCGATGCCCTGGGTCATAGCGAACTTGGCGAGTTCAGCGCGCACGGCGTTCATCTTGACGCTACCATCCTGGCCCACATACTTGACATCGGCGTTCTTGGTGAGTACCCCGGCCTTGGCCATGAGCACGTTGAATCCTACGGTACCGACTTCGACGGCGATGTTCGTCGCAGCCTGGACGAGGGTGGCCTGGACCGCAGGCGAGAACTTCGCGAACAGTCCACTGAAGAATGCTTTGATCTTGGCGAACACGTTGTCTCCTTACTTGGTTTGGGTCGTGACCGTGATGGCCGTGGCAGCGTTGGTGGCGTCGATCAGGGCTTGCTTCTTGCCCGCGTCGCCGAGGATCTTGTACCCGAGCACGAAGCCCGCCCAGGCTACGCCTGCTTGGACTTCATCGAAGTGCCCGCTGGCGACCATGTTCGCCACGATGCACAGGCTCCCGAGGATGCTCGTGAACCCGGCGATGTGGCTCCGCTGGCCTGAGACAAATTTCTGCGCAACGATGTGGTTGAAGACGAAAGCCACGAATTTCATGATTCCTGCGTTCACACTGACACCTCCTTAGTTGAAAACATGGTTCTATTCTATCACCGATTTGCCTGGTTTGGCAAGTTTGTTCCCAGCGTCCCTTCGATCCGTTCTAGGGCTCCACCAACGCGGTCCAATTTCGTGTCAATCCGATCCAGAGCCTTGTCTTCGTAGAGATTGGCCGCTTCGACAGTGGTCAATCTATGCTCATTTGCCACCGTGCGATTCAAACTCGCTGTGGCAATCCCGGCGATAATCGTGAGCGCCACAGGAATGAGGATACGAACCCAAGTATGGGTGGTCATGGCGTCACCGTAGCAGTTGGCGTCGATACAGCCAACACCGTTGGAGTCGCGGCTGGCGTAGGAACTCCCTCTATTTGTGCCCCAAGAGAATCGAGTTGCCCGAGCAACGCAAGCGTCGCGTTCTTCTGAGCAGTGGTAAGCCGATTTGTAACATTAGGAGCGAATACACGAATCACACTTCCAGCGGCATCGACGGTAGAGCACTTAGGCGCATAGACTCGGAGATCACCATCGGTGATGGTGGCCACGAGTGTGGCATTGCAAATCACGGAAGTTTCCGTGAACACTTTCCCCCACGCAACGGTTGCGGAAAGAAAGATACCCAAAAGTACGAGACCTTGTTTCATCACGAGACTCCTATGGATGCGACGGAGGACCACCGGCCACGCATTCAAGCCAGCAACAATTTGCTGAAAGTGTACTGGCACTACTCATCACTAGTTGGTAGGCTTCAAAGAAGTTTACAAACATTGGACCGGCTGCGTAGACCGTTACACCAGGGGCGCCCACCATACACCGATCTTCTCCGGGCGCCGTGGTGCCATTTATCTGGCATACAGGTGACGTGGTATCCTCTTGGAATGTACATGTGGATGAGCCAGCGTCAGCACTGTAGGTGCAAGCATTGATGTTGTTCTTGGCAAATCTCGCACGGAAGAACTTATTATTTGGTACGTCCACGCTGATCACACATTGAATATCGCTGACTGTGCGAGCATAAGGCGCGAGAGCCGATTGTAGGCGCTGTGAAGGCGTCAGGTCGCACGCGGCACTGGAACTCATTGCTGGCGCGCAATATTCCGTTGTGTTGTTCACAGTTGATATAACGCACATGTTGGTACAGGTACCCGTGACCGCCTGCGAGCCTACTTGAAGTTGGGGCGTGGGCTTATCAGTCGGGATTGGTGAAACAGTCGGGATCGGAGTTGGGGTGATGGTCAAAGTCGGCGTCACGCCTGTTGTTGGTGTAATGGTCGGCGTGCGCGTCGGCGTGACCGTTACTGTGGGCGTCGGGGTGCTCGTCGGGGTCAGTGTTGCCGCTGTCGCTGTTGGGGTAAGCGTGGGCGTGACTGCGATGAGTACCTTGCTCAAGAAGTCCGCGTCGCCTTGCACATCAAGGGTGTGATTTGGCGCTTGGTCTGCACCAATAACCGTAAACCCCGCGAACCTGTTGGTGACAATCGGATCAACTTGCTCGATCCCGATCGCTCCGGTTGCAGGATCTATCGAACTATCGAGATACAATTGTACGGGAGGATTGGTATAGATTACTACTCCACCACTAATCGTCCAACCCCCAACATAGAGCATTTTGGCATTGGTGGCCGTTCCAGCGGTCATCAACGATGACCCTGCCGCGTTCGTACCTGAAACGCTCAAACCCCGCAGATCAGTGGCAATTCCCGTTTGGAGAATACCGCCATTCATCCCTACACCAACATGCGCGCCGTACACCTTCCCAATGGTGATACTGCTCTCATAACTCGCGTTGAGATTCGCCCCAAGCAGACGCAGTGGCGCAGCAGAACTTTGCGACCGATGAGTGGCTGTAGCGAGAAGCCCATCCGTCTCTACGCAGCGTCCAGAGCTTCCCGCATCCGAGACTTGCCCGATCGTGCCCGTTGGTCCGCAGAATGCTATGGAGTCTAGTCCGGTGACAGTCGTGTAGGTGCCGAATCCGTTGTAGTTCGTATTACCGCGTAGACCGCCGAGTGTCAAGCCGGTCGTGCCTGCTGCTGAGGTATTGTCTGCTGCTGTAAATGACCCTCCGTACACCGAAGCATTAGCACTCCACTCGCTTCCCGGTACTCCTGTGGTATTCAGATACCTGACAGAGAGAGGCGAAAATGACGAAGTCGGGTTTATCCCGATTCCCATGATATCAAACCGGTCATTGTACTGGCTTTTGCATGCCCACCCGAGACAGATAGCGGTCTTCGTTACTTGAGGTCCTCCATTTGACATTAACGTCATTCCGGTGTTGGGCCAAATACCCCCCATGATCACAGGCAACATTGACTGCCCTTCCACGACAAGGATGGGCGTGGAAGTTGTTGTGGGTGCGCTTGTTGCTGTGGGAGTAGGCGTCGTACCCAGCACGGGCGTCGCTGTTTTAGTCGGAGAGGCTGTTTTCGTGCTCGTCAGAGTCGGCGTTGGTGATGCGGTTGCTGTGGGGGTAGGCCCGATATGCTCGTAAGCATCTACTTGTAGAAGGCAGCTTATTTCCATGAGCGTGCCCGCAGCATTGAAGGTGAAACATGTGGGCGTTGGGGCGGGCGTTGCCGTCAGTGTCAGCGTTGCCGTCGGACTGTCCGTCGGCGTGTTCGTCATGGTCGGCGTCGGGGTGTCTGTCACCGTCGGCGTGGCCGTCTTCGTCGGGGTCGCCGTCACCGTCACCGTGGGCGTTGCCGTGAGCGTCGGAGTGGCTGTGACCGTCGGGGTCGGCGTGACCGTGGGCGTCGCGGTCACGGTCGGCGTTGGCGTGACCGTCACCGTCGGCGTTGGCGTCTCGGTCTCCGTCGGGGTCGAACTGACAGTGGCACTCGGTGTTGGGATACACGCCACTGCCGCAGCACACTTGAGTTCTAGTTGGATAACGTCCACGACTGGGGTTTCTAACTCGACATTATTGAAGATGATGTCCAGGGAGTTGCTCTCCAACTCCACGTAGTTGTCCGTAGTACAAAACTCATCGTTCCCACAGATTGCAAGCACTGGTCCCGTGGTGGGAGTCGGAACAGGGGTTGTCGTACTCGTCGAAGTAGGCGTGGGCGTATCAGTCACGGTCGGTGTCGCCGTTACCGTGGGGGCAGGAGTCACCGTTACGGTCGGTGTCACGATACACGAGTTCACTTCCGCGCAGATGTTGCACGCTTGAATGTCCACGCACACATCAACAGTAGCAGTCGCGGTAGGCGTAGGCGTCACCGTAACAGTGGCAGTTGGTGAGAGCGTGGGAGTTCCCGTAGCTGTTATCGTGGCCGTGGGAGTGACCGTGGCCGTGGGGGTCGGCGTAGCTGTGCGCGTTGGCGTAGGCGTGCTCGTGGGCGTAGCCGTGGGGTCCGGGTAGCACACGGCGTTCCCGTTCTCTGCGATCCCGATCGCGTGGAACCCCGGGGTCGGGCACAACTTCGGCGCGAAGCACAACTCATCAGAGCAGTGATGCTTGTGGCATTGCGCCGATGAGACACCGTTCCCGCACTCCGCGCCCCAGAGGAACTCGTTCCCATCGTAGGTCGGGCAGTCCCCGAGTACGGGGGCCTGCCCGGGCGCGAAGAGCGTCTTCGGGCTCACCGGCTGCTGCGCAGCAGCAACCGTCGCGAACATGAGACACGCGATAATGGCAATGAACTTGCGCATCATGGCGTAGCCGTGGCCGTGGGCGTGCCCGTGGGCGTCGGTGTCGTGGTCCGCGTCGGACACGGATCAGTCAGCGTACACAGGTGAAAGAACGGGCACGTCGGCGTCGGGGTCGGGGTCCGTGTCGCCGTCAAGGTTGGCGTGGGCGTAGCGGTACGCGTCGGTGTAGGCGTCGCGGTTCGTGTCGGCGTAGCAGTCCTTGTGACCGTGGGCGTGGCTGCTGGCGTCGTCGTCGCGGTGAGAGTCGGCGTGGGGGTCGCCGTCGCCGTAGGGGTCGCCGTCAACGTAGGCGTGGGTGTCGTGGTTGGTGTTGGCGTCGTTGTTGCTACGCAATCTTCAGGCCCTCCGCAGACCCCGAATGTCGCGGTCGGCGTTGCGACGCCGCCTCCGGGGGTAAAGGTTTTCGTCGCCGTAGGTGTCGGGGTAAGTTCACCGCCCCCTGGGGTAAACGTGGGAGTCACCGTGGGCTCTGGCACCGCCGCGCAGTCGAAGAAGCAATCCGCGTCAACGGTGCACGCGTTGTAGACACACAGGTCGGCGATTTCGCCGCCCTGGCAATAGCCCATCAAGCCAGGATGGGTGCAGGTATTCACACACGGGATGTTCGTGGTGTGTGTGACGAGTTCATCGCTATCTGTGCAGAAATCCCCATCCGGGAAGCTGAAGCACGTATTCCCATGCGCCCCGCATCCACAGGCAGTCCCGCACGCAGGCCCGCAGAACTGGAGTTGCGCGAAACACGTATTCGAGTCAGGCCGACAGGCATTGCTCTGCCCGCACACGCTTCCGTTATGCACCCCGCCCAGGCAGCACGAGGCCACGCCCGGGGTCGCCGTGATCGTAGGTGTCGGGGTCGCGGTCAACGTCGGTGTTGCTGTAATCGTAGGGGTAGGTGTCTTCGTCTTGGTCGGTGTAGGGGTCAGGCAATGACAGATGCAATCCGGCGGCCCGGTGCCGGTGGCGTCGCAAGAACAGTCCGTGCCCACACACTGGCCGAAGGCTGCGCAGAAGGCAGCCCCGTCGATAAACCCGCATGCCTCGGGCGTCCTGGTCGGTGTAGCAGTCACAGTCGGCGTGTCCGTGGGCGCCGTGCTCGTCGCTGTGGGCGTGGGCGTCCTCGTAGGTGTCGGTGTAAGCGTTGGCGTAGCCGTAACCGTAGGCGTTGGTGTACTTGCCGCGTCCAGGGATTCCATGGTGAACGCGATATCACCCATCGTGGCGGCGAGCGCGGCCGAGGGCACCAGCATGATGCTGCAACACGTACTTCCAGGGATACTCGCGGCGACAGCGGAGAACAGCATGCTTTTGTTGCCCGCCAGAATCGTTCCGAGAAGAGTGTCCGTTGTCCCGGCTGTGATCGCCGCTACACAGGTTTGTGTACTCGTGGGCGCTGTGGTCGCGCATCGCGTGGACACAGCAATAGTCTTGGCCCCGTCTGGCGCCGTGGTAATGGCAATTCCACCGTACAGAGAACTCTGGACCTTCGGCGGAGTCAAGAACATCACGTTCTCAGTCTGCGCGGTCCCACATGTCGTATCATTCGCCGTGGGCATCCCGCAGAACCGTGTTCCCGTGCCTGAAGCGGTTGCCCCAAAGGCCCAGATATTTGCCCCAGTTTGAAGTGTTCCTGAACTGTCCACGGTGCACGTATAGGCCATTTGCACCGTCGTGTTACTTGCGCTTCGAATATATTTCGCGCTGAAACACTGGCCCACGGGGATGCTCAACGTCCCCATGGTGGCCACGCAACTATTGTTTCCAGTCGTCGCGGAACACTGATCCGTATCCGTGTAAACGAGATCTTGGCAGTTCTTCGTGAGATCAGCGCTCAACGCGGTAGTGCTGATGTGGGATTGGAATTTGCGGGTACCCGCGCTATCCCCTGCGAAGGCCATGCCCATTGCGCATTGCGCGATGTCGCGCGGAGCAATGAAATGCATCGAGTTCGTCTCAGTCGCGCCGAAACGCGGCCCATGGAACCCGTCCGCGTTGTCGTTGCCGTTTCCGAGCGCTTGAAATTGCATGAGGCCATCCGCGCCGCTCGCGGTGGACGTGCATTGCACCCCCGTCGTGAGGACGGTGGACGAAGGGGAACCCGCCTCCGCGATCCCGATTTTCATGCACGAGTGCGCCGCGTGGCTCGTGAGCGTCACCACACTTTCAAGGACGGTTTGCGTGGTTCCGGTGATAGTCCCTACCGTGACCGCTGTCATCCCCGCGTCTCGCGAGGAACAACTCTCACTCGCGGCAAGCGCCGACGTGTCATAGTAGAGACTGATAGTCCACGTCTTCGCGGAACCGGCGGCCGCTGCCGCCTTCACGATCACATCGCAAGTGGCAAGCGTATCTTCCACGAGCCACCACGACGTTGCCGCGGTTGTCGAGCACCCCGTCGCAGCGCAGAACACCGAGGCACTAGTCGATGTTCCACCCTGGGCGTAGAAATTATCCCCGCCGTCGATGGTATTCCCAAACGCGAGTCCAGGCACCAGGACCGCGAGGCACAGCAGCAGTATGCGAAGCGAGCGGATTATATGCCCTGTGAGTAACGTGGAGGCGGAGCCTGATCGGCTCGGCGTGCGGCCAGCGTGGCCTGCATGCGCGTATCTTCGGCTTGTCCTGCGGAAATGCTAGGGCGCCGACCCTGTGTCGCGATAGCGTTCTGCGTACCCAACTGCTGCGCATTCACGCCCGCGAAGCCCAGGGCGTTGTTCTTGTCGAACTCGCGTTGCTTCTCCGCGCGGTCCAGATTCCCCTGGCTCGTACCCACGTCGAACTCCCGGGCCTGCTCTTTGATCTTCTGCTGCGCCAGTTGCCACTCCACGGCCAGGCTCCGCGACATCTGGTTGTACTTGGCGTTGTCAATCATGCTGTTGTTGAACTGCTCGTCCAACTGCGCCTGGAGTTCGTTGGCCTTGGCCTTGGCATCGGCGAAGCCGAGTTGTGCCGTCTGGACCAACTGCGCGAAGCCCAGGTCTACGTGCGCCTGGTCACTATTGCGCGCCGCTAGCGCCTGCCCGAACTGCGTGTTCATCGCCGTCTCGGCCTGGTTGTACGAGTTGATCTGCGAGTTCATGGATTCCGAGGCACGCTGGTACTGGTCGCCTTCTTCCTTGCGGATCTGGGCAGCCCCGGCGAAGCCCTCGCCTGCCACGGCCTTCATCTTGTCCAGCGCCGCTTGCTTCGCCGCGCCCTGGAACCCACCCGCGTAGCCCGCGCGCGAGGTATTCTCCTGCGCTTGCCGCCGCGCCTCGTCGGCCGTCGAACTCGTCTGCGAGTCTGCTAGGCCCATCAGGTTCGCGAACGCGCTCGTGTGCGTGGGATCGTTGAACCCGGACGCCGCGCGCCGCACGTCGCCGCGCGTCACGTCGATGTTCCCTTGCTGATGCTTCAGGCTCGCATCCATCTCCGGGGAACTGAAGTCGCTCCGGTTCGGGGCGCCGATCACAGGCCGCGTGCCGGGCGTCGGATAATCGCTTGGGTTCGGTCCCCGCACCTTCGGCGGCTTGATCGGCGCGTTCGCGGGGCCACTATTGAAAATGTCGAACATACCGCCGCCGCCGCCCGCCGTGCCGCCGATGAAATTGCTCCGAACTGAACCGCCAGTATTGAAAGCCACGTTGCTTACCTCTTCGGTTTGTAGACCATGACGATCGTGTCGCCAGGGTCCGGTGCGTCCCCGAGGACGATCACCGTGGGTGCGTTCATGCTGAAGTAGAACTCCCCGGTCGCCGGGCTCGGTGCGTCTGACCGGATCAACGGGGTAGTGGTTCCACCGTGCTGCAAGACTACAACGATATTAAGCCCTTGTACAGGCGTGCGCCCGACGAAGGTCTTGTTCGCGCTGTCGAACGCGCCCGCCGGGGGCCAGTCGTACTGGAGATCCTCGGCCGTCACGCTCGGGACGCTCTCGTTCCCAAGGCGCAGTGCCGCGTGCGCAAGAGAACGCTGGTTTGAACCGGGCTTCGTGCGCTCGGCCTGGAGATCCCCGCCCTGGCCCCGGTGCCGCAGGAACACCTTGTTCCTAGCGTTGATCAGATTTTCTCTAGCAGTGGCCATTACTTAGACCTCTTATTCGCGGGCAGGCGCTTCCCGAGCACGTCCCACGTAGCAAACCACGAGTTGATTTGCACAGGGTCGTTGCTTGCATTTTCCAAGCGCACGGTGAACGAGCGACCCTTGACCGCGATCAGGGCACGCATCAACTGTGCGGTCTGCCGTACCCCGATGCGCCACGTCTCCTGCTCGCGCTCCGTCTCGCCGACGCTGATGCGCCACACCGCCTCGGGGCCTTGCGTTGGAGCGTTCTTCAACGAGAACTGGATCTCGCGAAAGCGCTTCAACACGTTGAGCGCGTAACCGCCCCGGCCCTCGGTGTCCGCCAGGTTGTACGGGACGGGGCCGAACTTGATCATCCGGTAGATCGGGGCGAACGTGTTTGGCTCCCACTCGTCGCGAAAGCGCGTATAGTCCAGGGCGTAGATTCTATTCTGAACCGCCACGGTGATCAGGTCGTTCCCGATCTGATCTTCGATCTGTGCCGACAGACTAGTCGGGATGTCCCAGATGCTCCACGCCCCGCGCTGGTTGCCCAGGGCCTCGTCGCCCGGGAGCGGGCTCAAGTCCATGTTGTAGATGAAGTTGCCCCAGCGATCCTTGAGGCACCCAGGGTCGGTACACTTCAACCGCCCCGGGATAGTGCCCACGTCTTCCTCGTAGAAGTCTTCACAGGGAATGAATGCCACACTCATGGGCTACAATCCTCGGCTTCCTGCGTGCCCGTCAAGTCCGTGGTGTTCATCACCAGCGTCACGTCCTGCACCGTGAACGCATCTGACGTGAACCGCGTGCGCACGATTACATCCACGACGAAGCACACGACGTTGGCGCCCTCGAAACGTCCACCAGCGCCACCATCGGCGGCGATGTCCGCCAGGGACGCATCGGGCAACCAAATGTCCTTCTCGCGCGCAGCCGGATCGTGGAAGATGTTCGCGTAGCGGCAGTACCCGCGCAAGTCGCGCCCGAAGGCAGATCGGGGCTTCGTACTCGCGGTATGGTCAATCGCGTCATTCTGGCCCGGGTCTAGCCGGGGCATGCGTAGGATGATCGACGCGTCGTGCCCAGAGGCGCTGTGCCTGTGCGAGCCCAGGAAGGAGAACTCGAAATACCCGTTCCCAAGGAACGGCTGGGCATACGGGGTCAAGAGCAGCCCCGGGCTCAGGTTGTCCACCCAGGAAGTCTCGAAGTCCACGAACGGCGGCGCGGCCGGGATCGGGTCAGCAACGCTCCGAATCCCGGCGGCCCCGTTGGCGTAGCCAATCGAGTCCATCACGATCGTCGGGAATAGCGGCGGGCTGGCGCCGACAATCGCGGCCGTGGTGAACCGGAACGAACGCACGCGTAGACCAATCCTGCACTGTGACGGGAGATGGTCCAATTTGATCCTGAACCCATAGGGAAGTGGATTGGAAAACGTGCCCACGATCGTGGCACTATCCACCGGCCCATAGTTGAACCCATCCGTCACAGCCGAGGGATCAGTCGTGATCAACGCCGGCACGTTCGCGCCCGCGAACGACGCGGCCTTGGCGAAGTCTGTTCCCGTGAACGTCACGATCTTCCTGAACCCGCGCTCCTGTTTCGCGGGATCTTGCGGCTCCGGGTTCCGGGGATCTGGGATGTACTCGCCAGTCTTCGGGTCCACGTATGTCTCGATCGGCTGCCTCGGCAGTACCTGCGGATCGTTGATCGGCAACTTCTGTTTCGGCTCCCCAGTCTTGTCCGGGTCAAAGCACGGCAACTCCGTATGCGCGAGCAAGTCTTCAAAGTACGCCAGTTGATCCGGCGTCATCGAGTCCTTGAACGCCTGGAGCGCAACAGGGTCGCACAGGTCCACGAGAGGCAGAACAGGAGGCTCGCTCGGAGGAGTCGGCCCGCCAGCGTCGGGAGGGATCGTCGGCCAGTCGAACGGCGGCGTATCACAGACGCTCGGGGCGTAGTTGGTACAATCGAGTGGTGGCGTAAGACACGCCTCGTCGGTCGCGCACGGTCCCGGGTCGATGCACTCGATCGTAGGATCGGCGTGACAGTCCCCGGGCGTTTCGATTCGATCATGGCAGGCGCCGAAAAGGTGGACAGCGATGAAGTCGTTGTGGACAGTGTACCCCGAGGCCACGGCAATCGTGATCCACACCTTGTCGATGCCCTGGAGCGCCACCGCCAGGCGCATGTCGAAGAACTTCGCGCGCCCGCTCCGGGTGCCCCGGAACGGGTCGTTGAGCAAGATCCTGTTCTGGAGCGTCCAGGTACTGTCCAGGCTGCTATGGGTCCAGAACTCCAGAGCGCTCGTGTTCAGGACGCTCTCGTCGAACACCGCCGAGATCTTGGGCAGCACGCCCCAGAACCGGGAGCACCGGCGCTCGAACGTGAACAGCAGGCCCTCGTGGGTGAAGGACGATCCCGGTGGCACCGTGGTGATCAGATCCTGGTCGTAGAACACGTTCTCGTTCGCGGGCAGCGCGGCGGGCGTCCCTGCGGGATCAAGACTATCGTAGGCGCTCGTGCTCTGGATCGAGTAATTAGTATCCGCGTCCAGGCCAATCTGACGGATACGCCCGAGGAAGACAGAATGTGCCATCAGCCGTGCCCCAGGAAGCCAAAGAGCCTGTGGATGCGGTCGAAGAAGCACGAGGCTCCGAGCGAGAACTTCGCCGCTGCGTAGAGATCGTCGATTGCCCCGCTGATCCGCTCCGCGACAATCCCGCCCGTGGGACTCGCGTAGCGGTCAGCCCGATAGATTCCATCGGCAGCGCAGAACAGGACAGCGTTCTCCACCATGAGGCAGGTTCCAGGGTTGAAGCACCCGGAGCCGATACGTTTGCCACCCTCGGCCGCCAGGACGGGCACGACGGTGTAGTCCTCGAACTTGTCGCCCACGATCGCGTGTGCCCCGAACTGTTTGAAGCACACGAGCCACTCGTACATACTCGCGAGCGCAGTCAGGTGATCCCCATCACTGTGGCGCACGGGCTGGACGTAGATCTCCGGCCACCCTTCGGGCACCATGAAGTCCGGGTCCAGGGCCGTGAAGCGCACCAAGCCCAGGTCATCGGCGAACACGCCCGCGAGTTGCCCCCGATGCTCCGCGAGCGCCACCGCAGGCGCAGGCGGCGGCGTGTTCTCCAACGCGCTCACCAACTTCTTTTCCTTGACGATGGTGTCGAACTGCCCCACGCCCGGGGCATACGTGAGCGTCCCTACTTCGATGTTCACCCCGATGGCTTTCTCGTCTACGAAGTGCAACTCGGCCCCGCCCGCGATGCTCGCGTACACGCACCACGTCAAGACCTGGGGATCGTCGTAGTCCACGCCCTGTGTCGGGCTCGCGAACGTGGCCTTCTGGCCTACGGTCGCAGAGAAGTCCCGCACCACGGCGCTGCAATCGCTCTCGTGGTGGGCGCTCTTCAGCGTGATCACGGCCTTGCGCAGTCCTGCGGAGAGGGAACCCGCTCCCGCCAGCGAAGGCGTGGGCGCAGTCCCCGGGGTCGTGATCCCCATCTTGGTCAACTTGTCGCCCTCGAACTTCAGGTTCTGGTTGACCCCATCGTAGATGAACGTGGTCGCGGTGCCGCCCGACAGGGAGATGAAGTGCACCACGTCGGGCTCCGTGCGCACCTGATCCACGACGGGTAGGAACGCCATGCTCAGTTCCACGGGATCGCCGCCTTCGAGCAAGGTGTACAACTTCGTGCCCGCTGCCACGAGCATCGTGCGCACGCCGTCGTCCGTGACGTGCCACCCGTGCCCATGGATCTCGCCGGGGAACGATGCTCCATGGAAGCACCGCATCCCCGGGCGCGACACGGCCACGCCGCCCGGGAAGGACACATTCAACGCTTCAAGGACGAACCCCGACGCTTGAGCCCTCGGGCTCTTGCGCTGGAGAATCCCGCGCCAGTAGGAGTCGCTGGTCTGGTTCGCGCGCATGCGCGAGCGCTCCGGTTAGACGACCTGCCGGGGAACCGTGCGCAGGATGGTGCGGGTTGTACGCCCCCACCGTCCCGTGACTTCCAGGGAACTGCCAACCCCGTTCACGATCACCGTGAGTCCATTGCTGAACGAACCGCACAGGTCATGCGTGTCACCGTTCGACACCGTGCTCGTGTCGATTCCGATGATCAGGTTCGTCGGCCCGGCAGTCTCGCCCGGCCCTACGTCGTAGAACTTCACGAACCCGCCCGCGCCCGGGCTCACACCCACCTTGATCGCGCTGATGAACCCGGTGCCGCGTGCGGCGATGACTTCTGTGCCGTCGCCGAAGAGATGCACCATGTTCATCTCGCCGGTCCCGTAGTCGGGGTTGCGGCCCTGCGGAACGTAAGTTGCAAGAATCGCCATGATTATTCCCAATCCTCTTCGTATGGTCCTTCGACGTACTCGGCGTCGCGCGTCTGGCGCGGCCCGCACGCCCGAAGGGCGAATGTGCGTTTGGCTTCCCACTCCCCGATGCTCGTCTTGATCGCGGCATCGTCTTCGCTCTTGCATCGCGCCCGGTAGACCATGAACGCGATCACGGCATCGAGCATGAACGGCTCGAACCCGGACTCCTCGAAGTTGTCGGTCTTCGCGAGTACGCGGGGAGCCTGGACGTATTTCATGACCATCACCCTTGGGGTGTCGATGGCAGGCACCGGGGCCAGGATCATCACCGCTGCCTTCTCCCTGAACTCGATGTTGTAGAAGAACTCTTCCCCTGCGGTGCTGCTCGTGCGCAGGGCGTTGTTCCTAAAGTTCATGTTCTGGAACTTGGCTTGCTGGATCAGCAAGCGCGAGACAGTCCCGTCGCCCGGGGGCACCGTCTCGTAGAGCAACAGTTCATGGAAATCCGGGGGTAGCACGATCTCCGCGCGCCCCGACTTGATCCCCAGGAACTCCGTGTCGTAACTCCGGCCCGACAGGGTGACTTTCCCCTGGTCGGACTGGAGTGTACGCACGAACCTATCCTCGTGCGCCTCGCGCACGGTTTGCCACACTTCCCGCATGCCCTCGTTCATGTACTCGACACCTTCGGTGTCGGACCAGAAGTTGGTCCCGGGGTCCAGTTCTTCGTCGATGCGATGGCGCCATCGGCGAAGCAGGCTCTGTACGGTTTCTGTGGCGGGCATTCTACTTACCTCCCACGACCGCTGGTGACGATACGTTGCCGTCCGAACGATTCGTGGATCGGCCCCGCCTGGTCGATCCAGTTCTGGTTCCGTTGCTGGCGGATCTTCTCCGCGCGCTCGGCGTCGCGCCGGTCGTAGGCATCCGCGAGTTGCCCCGCGTTGACTGCGCCCGTCTCGGCCATCAGGTTCTCGATGCTCCCGCGCCGCAGACCCATGATCAACTTGTCCAGGGTCGGGAGATCGTGCGGCTCGAACTCGTCCACCATGACGTAGCCATCACGGAAACGGATGAACGAGTCCACCGCGCTACGAGGGTAGTTGTCGGGGTTCACGACGCGCCGGAAGGAGATCTTCTCCTCCAGTTGCCACCGCTCGCGGACATCGGACCATCGCACGCGCGGTTGCTGCCTCGGGAACGCCCGGGCGAGTTTCTTGTTGAACCCAGGGGAGAGCGTCACGCCTGCGCCGCCTTCTCAGCCGCCTCGTCGGCCTCGATGGCGTCGGCGGCCTTGGCCGCCAGCGGCTGCAACTTCTCGAAGGACTTCTCGCGCGAGGCACCCTTGAGTTCCTCGTACTTGGCTGCTTCCTTGGACTCCACGCGGTTCACGATGTCTTCGACACCCGTCCCGTTGACATCCAGATAGACCGCACGCAAGGGCGTGCCGTCCCGGTCGAACCACTGCTTCTCGACGAGTTCCTGCGGCCCGGCGAACGACTCGGCCTTCAGATCACTCTCGGGCTTTCCGCCGCCGACGATGACCAGGAGTTGCACCTTCTCCTTGCCCTTCAAATCGCGCTTGCGGGTGCTCTTGCTGATCACGAACCAGGCAACCTGGCGGGGCAACAGTTTCGTCTCGCCCGCTTCCCAGGTGAACTCCTTGGCATCACGGATCACCTTGACGGGTCCGTTCACCAGGCGGTTCTTGATCGGCACGACATCTGCCATCTCTTCGAGTGTCATCGTTTCCATGGTACATCCTCCCTCATTCCTCCCCTACAGGAAGGAGCCCAGGCAGGCAGGGAGGTGAACCTGCCCGGGCTCCGCAGCGCGTGCGGCGCTGCAACCGTTCGACGCTTAGATGTTCGCGTCGTCTCCGAAGTCGTGCTCGAACTCGACCAGGACGGTGACTCCAGTGAAGTCATCCGTCGCAGAGGGCGCGAGCGCCGACACGATGAGCAACTCGCCGATGCTGACGGGGGCCGTGAGGTTCCCGCTGTCACCGACGTTGAGGGTCGCAGCGGCATCGGTCACAGCCGCGCCGAGCACCGTGCTCGACCGCTTGACCTGGACCGTCAACGCCTCCGAACCAGAGTTCGTTAGCGTTCCGACCGTGATCTTCTTGAGGTTGCCCGACACGGGGCACACGAACGCTAGCAAGTTCGTGGTGCTCGTCGGAAGATTCGTCAGTGTGCCAACGATCGGCACCGTCCCATCCGTGTACGACGGATTGAACGAGAGGATCTTCCGACCGTAGATATGACGGGCGAGAGATGAAACAGGCATGTGTTTCTCCTTATCCTTTCCCGGCCTTAGCCGTAGAGTACGGTGACGGTCGGCTTGTCGCCGGTCGCCGGGTCGCTTGTACCGTCAGCGATGGCACACGCGGCCACACTGACGTTGGTGGTGCAGAGAAAGCCGATGCCTTCCTTGCCGTAGAAGTACGCTTCGCCAGCCTCATTGCTGGTCAACTTGAACGAAGCCACGACCACCGTCGCACCGTCACGGATCTGGACAACCACGTCCAACGTGCTCGTGCTGGCGACCGCCTTGAGCGAACCCGATACGGCGCGAACGCCGTACACACGCGCGGGACTGGCGAAGGCTACCTGAGCGGTGGAACCCACGATCAGCAGGGGCGCGCTTTCCTGCACGGTGGGAAACAACCCGCCGCGCTCGATTCCTTGCTGAGCCTTGATGGCGTCCAGCAACGCTGCTCGTCCTAGGCCCGACACCTTCCCGGCCATGAAGGCCCGGTCGGCTCGCAACCCAAGATCCGCTACACCTGAAAGAGGCATGTTCTATTCTCCTGTTCGGGCTGGCGAGGGCTCGTGCCCCCGCCAGTCCTTGGTTGCGTTGTCGATTACCGAACGTGCGCGACGACGATGTTCGTGTCGATGTCGTCGAGACGCCCCGAGCAGTTCGGGCGCTCGTAGCAGTAGTTCCCGTACATACGGGCGACTGCCTCGAATGCGTCCACGCCGTCGATACGAGACATCACTGCCCCGTCTTCGTCGGCCCACTCGAACGGGGTCAACTCGAAGTTGACGCCGTAGGCGGTATCCCACGAGTAGATCTTCCCGTAGGGTGCATCACGGTCGCACTTCAGGGGAGCGCCGCCGAACCGAGGATCTTCGTCGATCGCGTTGCCCTTGAAGCCCACGTCGTTGCTCGCCGGTCCACCGCTGGAAACGAAGTTGCGGTTGGCGACCGAAAGCGCGAGGTACGAGCGCCGGGTGTCGAATGCCATCCAGTGCTCGTTCGGCTTGCCACGGCCCACCTGGGTGATCGTGTCGAGCAGTTGCTGCCACACGTCCAGGTTGAGCACACCCACGTTCGGGATCACGGTGCTGCGTGCGATCGGGGTCGTGGTGCGGTTCACCGAGAAGTAGTCGTTGACCTGGGTGCCGTCATCGACGAAACCGCTCATACCCATCGGGTCTTTGTTGTAAGACACCTGGGCGATCTCGGTCACGTTCATGTTCGGCGCACGGACGATCAGTCCGTTGTCCGGGGCCTGCGTGGCAGACACTGCTTGGTTCAACACCACGCTATCCCCATCGTCAGCGATGCTGATGACTCGACGGACACATAGAACCTGCGTGCCTGCCGAGTTCAGGATTGCAACGCGCATGTTCGGCTGGAGGAAGCGCGCACCGTTGATCGACCCCGCGATGCCCATCGGGCTATCGACGGTCAGGGTCGTGGTGCCCGTACCCGCCACGTTCACGATCGCGACCACTCCGCGTCCATCGGACCAGAGCATCTCGTTCACGTAGTCGAGGAAATCGACCTTGAACATGTCCATCTCGTACTGCCACGCGTCCTTGAACGCGCCCTTGTCACCGCGAGCGATCTTCATCGTCGGGGTGTCGATGCCGATACGGCCACCGAGGAACTTCACGGGCACCTTCATGCTCGTGGTCGGCTGATGCTGGGACTCAGGCAGCGGCATACCGGGGGCGTATGAACCGAATGCCTGGGTACGGCCAGTGCGGAACGGCCACTCAACCGTATCCTTACCAGCCCATTTCGTGCTCGGCATCTTGCGATACCGGCTGTACAGGGCCGTCTCGTAAGGCAGCATGTCCGAGAGCATCTCTCGGTACACGGTCTTCAAGAGAGCCGCTGCATTGGGTAGTGATTGTGCCACGGGTCAGGTTCTCCTTATTGGTTGTCCGCGTCGTTCGCGTCCATCTCGCGGGATTGGCGTTCGATATGCCGCTCCCACCACGATGCACGTTGACGGGGGTCTGTCATTTCTTTCGGTGGCTTCAGCGGAGCCACGTTGACTTCGGGGGCGGTGTTCCCGCCACTCGAAGACGGCGCAGCAGCGCGTCGCCGGGCCAGGGCCTTGATGCGCCCTGCACTCGATGCGGCTACAGCCGGGTCTGCGATGAAGCGCTTCACTTCGTCAAACGCCTCGTCGATGGCCTCGGTCGTGGTCAGTGGGTCTTTGAACTTCGCAACCCTCTCAGGGGTTGAGCGCAACGCGGCACCTACCTGCCGGTCCCAGAGCGTGAAGGCTTCCTTGTCAGCCGCCACACCCGGCATCCCATGCTCCGTTAGGAGCGTCTTCAGATGCGTGTGTGCTTCACGAGTGAGCCGCGACAATTCCATCTGCCGCGTCTCGCGCTGCGCCTCGAAATCCTGCGCTGCGCCTGGACCGTATCGTTGGTCGAGAAGCCGGTCCCATCGAGCGTTCTGCTCCTCGACGCTCGGGATGCCCTTCTTGGCATTCTCCGCGTCGATCCGGTCCTTCTCTTCCTTGGCGATCTCTGCTTCGTATCGCTCGTACCGGGCCAACTTGACTCGCTCGGCTGCAATCTCTGCATCCTTCGCGGCCAAGGCCCGTCGTGCCTCGTCACGCTGGCCGATGACTTTGTTGAAACGCTTGGTGGGAATTTTTGCGCCCGAGTCAGCGGCGGCCTGGACATCATCGTCACCAGCGTCGTCATCCTTACCATCGTCCGCAGCCGCTGCACGGGCTGCCCCCTCGTCCTTCAACTTCCCGACGTTCCCATCCTCGTCCTTGTTGGAATCGTCACCAGCCTGGTCGTCGTCGCCCTCCCCTCCCGCTACCATGGGCCAGGTTCGACCCGTGGTCAGGTCGCGCACGGCGACCGTCCGTCCATCCTTGATGACTTCCTCGAACTCGTTCTCGTGTAGCATGCGCGTCTCCTTGTCAGTTTTTTACGGGGGTCTGACCCCGAACTTGGAAACCCGCCCGATTGCGGGTTCGTGTGGACTCGTTATGCACCAATCACCACGTCCACGTAGGCGATGGCATCCGTGCTCGTGTTCCGAGCGCGGATCTTGGTGAACCGTCCCAGGGTGCCCGCGAGGGAACCTGCGGCGGCGTAAGCGCGGTCTGAGCCCAGGAAGAAGGGGATGTCCCCCGCTGCCAGGGAGCAAGTGCTGATGTTATCCGCCACGGCCGTGCCGCTGGCGGTGAACTCCAGGTCCACCAGTTGATCACTGTGCAGGATCAGGAGCCGGAACGACGTAGGGTTGGCCCCGCCTGCGGCGGAATCCCAGATCGTGACGATGGACCCATCCAGTGGAAGAGCGACCCGGTACTCCAACGGGTCGCTCACCAGATCCAGCGTAGGCGGCACGAACGGCTGCGCGAACTCGCGTAGGCGAGAGCCGGTCGTGAGAGCCACGGCGTAGTGGAATTGGACTGTCGGCATCAGGGTGTCGGAGTCACAGTCGGCGTTGCCGTCAGGGTCGGCGTAGCGGTGATCGTCGGAGTAACCGTCTGGGTCGGAGTGACCGTGACAGTCGGAGTCGGCGTCACAGTACGCGTCGGCGTGGCAGCGGTCGAAGTTGCAGTGACAGTCGGAGTTGGAGTGACAGTGACAGTAGGCGTCGCCGTCTTCGTGGCAGTCGGCGTCACGGTCACGGTTGGCGTAGCCGTCACGGTTGCCGTGACAGTCGCAGTCGGGGTCGGCGTCAACTGCAAACACGCATTCCCATTGACCTTGCGCTTCACCGCGCCCTGGCAATGGTAGATACACCCCGCCTTGTCTGCGTACACGGTGTCGGTCCCGGCCACGCAGTCCACAGCCCCGGTGGGCTGCGGCAGTCCCCGCTGATTGGTCTTCAGATCAGGCACCGGGGTCGGCGTCGGGTGATGCCCCGGGAAGATCGCCTGGATGCGAACGGGCGCAGCACTCGCCAGCGCGGGGAGCGCGAGCACGAGCGCGAGCGCGAGCAGTGCTCGCCGGATCATGGCGCGACCGGCGTGCTCGCAGTATCCGGGGTCGGGAACACACACGAGTTCCCGGTGATGATGCGCCGGATGTTGCTGTTGCACGAGTAGAGGCAACCGGCTGGATCACCGAAAATCGTGGCGCGTCCATAGACGCACGTCGGCGCAGCGCTCGGCTGCGGGACGCCATCCTGATTGCGCGCGATGTCGGGCACAGGTGTCACCGTGGCGATGGGCGACGCAGGCGCGACGGGCACCTTCTTGCTTGCAGCGAACGCCGGGCTCGCGAGAGCGAGCACCACGGCGACCGCGATCGAGAGCCGCTTCATGTTACGGAGCCACCGTGGTCACGACATCGCCATTGCCTGCGGCATTGGGATACCGATAGCACTTGACACCGTTGGTGTTGTACTGCGCGGTGTAGGTCACACGAGGATCGGTCACGCCCCGGCCGCATTCGAGCACCTGGCCACGGGCATCTTCCCACGACTTCAGAACGCCGTTCGTGCTGTTGATGTCCAGGCTCTCGTGCCGATTCGGCCCGGTGAGACGCCCGGCGCGGGGGTCATTGAGATGTCGAGTCAACGTCACTGTCTTGCTCCTTGGGTTGCGATCTCGGTCACGAGATTCTGTTGTACACCATAGAACGCTCGGGCGTCAATACTTCGGTGCCGTCTTCCCCTTCCCGAAGGCGGGGGTCTTGTTCGCCAGCGCGGCGAAGGACGTGTCCTCGGCCCCGCTGACCGTAGGGGCGGCCTTTTTCCCAGCCGCGACCTTGCGCTTGGCCGCTTCCTTGGCTGGTGCATCCTTGCCTCCAGCCTTACGTTTCTGGCTGAAAGCAATGGCCAGGGCCTGTTTCTGAGGCTTCCCCGCGTGCATCTCCGCGCTCACGTTGGACGAGAACGCTTCCTTTGATTTCCCTTTGATTAACGGCATCTTACCTCTGTTTCGCGGCGGCCTGCGCCCCGCGCTTCTGTTGATTCTGGGACCGCCCGGCGTAGCCACGGCCGCCTGCGGTGGCCTGTGCGGTCGCGTTGGCGTTCATCTGGGCCTGGCCCGGCGAACCCGGCTGGCCGGTCGTCTGGCCGCCGCCGCGCGCCGCCGCCTGCTGGCCCGCGCCCTGCGCCCCGGCTTGCTGCATCGGGGAACCTGGCGGACCCTGCGGCATCTGCAACTGCATCCCCACCACTTGCGCGGTAGGCCCGAAGTGTGCTACGCGGAAAATCTCTTGCACCGCTGGCGGGAGGTTCATGAACTCCTCGCTCTTCTGCCAGACCTTGTGCCGAGCGTAGTGCAACTGGTTGTCGTCCACGTCCGGGTCCATGAACACCGGCCAGGAATCCTCGGGCGCGATGTCGTCGCCGAGAGCCTGCCCGAACTTGGGATCGTTGTGGTCGCAGACGAAGTGCTCGCGCGCCCACGCCACGACGGCCTCGTGCTCCATGGCGATCGCCTTGTCCTGGGCGTCGAAGCCGACCATGACGTTGCGGATGCCGTAGACGCGGGCGTACTCCAGGCGCACCACGGGATCTTGGATGTCCACGATCCCGAGTTCCACGCCCTGCTCCATCATCGCACGCTTCTGGAGCGGGGTCTTTGGCTGGCCGGAACCCGGCACGATGTCGATGTCCACGCCTCCGCGTAGGTCTGCCTTCTTGATCTGACGAACGGTCCAGCGGGCTTCCTCTCCCTTGATCTTGTAGTAGACCGAATCAGGAGCGAAGTTCCTGAACACGAAGAAGAGAGTTCGGTAGTAGTGAGCCCAGCCTGTTTCAAACCGCAGGAAGAGAGGGGCATGTTCCTTGTGCTTGTGCTCCTCCCACTGCTGCATCGCATATCCAGAATCCACGCGGGGCAACTCTTCGCTGAGTTCGCGGATCTGAACGATGGCAGACATCTCTTCATCAATCTGCTTGAGGCGTTCCACATACACTTGAGGGTACGGTGCGCCTTCCACACGTTCAGGTCGCCCGCCACCCGCAGCGGTAGTCTGGCCCCGTAGGACTTGGCCTTCGATACCCGTGACCTGAGCAACGTCTACTCCTTCTGGCAGGTAGAGGAACGAGGCAGCGCTGCGCGCAGTGAACATCGCGATGCCGCCCAAGATCCTGTTCCGCTCACGCTGCGGGGACTTCAGATCATCCGCAGGCCCGGCGCAGAGCATCGTGCCCGGGATCTCCGTGGCCCCGAAGTGGGTGATCGGGAGGATAGGATCGCCCGGCTCTTCCTCGGTCCCGTTGTGGAACGGGTAGTCCTTCTGCTCCAGCATCTCCCCGGTGCTCAGAAGCCTCGCCCACTTCCCGCTGGGGAACTCCTTGCACGGGAGGACATACATATCGTCCACGCCCGCGCTCTTGGTGTACCGCGCCGCGCTGCCGCCGAAGCGACCGCCGATCATCGGTGCAAGCCGGGTGATGTTCTGGAGGTACACGAGCCCGATGTCCGTAGGCGCGCTGTCCTCGCTGATGTCCTTCGCGGCCCCGGGGTATCGGGCATGTATCCATTCCAGGGGACGCATGCGCCGCCATATGAACGCCGGGATGTCGCGCTGGCGCGGGATGGTCCAGTCCACCCACGCCTCGAACGGGGTGATCACGTCCGTGGTGAACGCACCCTCGGGGATCTCGTCGAACTCCTCGGTACTCTCCTTGAGATCCTTCCCGGTGTCCGGGTGCTTCATGTCGTTGTCGCTCGCGACATCGGCGCTGACGTGGTTCCCGTCTGGGTCCATGTACTTGGGCACGAAGTCCTTGCGCCCCCCGTCCGGGTCGTATCCGGTGATCAGGAACGCGTTGTTGCACAGGCCCACGGTGCTGGCCAACTTCACGCGGATCTCGTCCACGCCTACGATCTTGGCCAGGTACTGGATCACGTCCGCCGCCGCGTCCGCCGTCAGGCGGTCAACCTCGTTCGGGCTCCCCGGGGACGTGGCCACGTCGGGGTCGATGCCCGTCATCATCGCGATGAACTTGTTGATCATCGGCTTGTACATGTTCACCACGGGACGGGGCACACCCGGGCGCAGGTTCATGCGCCGGAAGTTGCCAGCCGTTCCATCGTAGGTGATCCACTGCAAGCCGAGGTAGAACAGGATGTTCTCGTAACAGTTACGAAGTACCTCGGTGCGCCCGGGCTGGAGCCGCGAGATCAAATCCCGGTGGTACTTCTCGATCTTCGCCTTGAGCGAATCCCCGGGCGTGGCGCTAGGTCGCGTCTGGTCGCTCATCACTCGCGCCCGTTGTCATCGAAGCGGAGTTCCGCTTCGGCCTGGGTCTTATACGATCCCTCGGCGTGGCCGATGGGCAAGTCCAAGAACGGATCTTGCGGCGCGCTGGCGATTGCCTGTCGCACCGTCTCAGCACGCGCAGCGCGCTCGCGCTTCGACTCCATGCTGATCCCTTCCAGTCCGATCTTGGTCATCAGGTGATCCACGGCCGCGTCGGCCCTGGCCGCCTGATGCTGCGCGAGTACGCGCGCTTCCAGCAACTGCTCGGTGAGGACCGCGTTCACGCGCTCCCACCGTTCGTTCGCGGACTTCTGGCCATCCAGATAGCCCCGCATGTATCCCCATTTAGGCATCGAACGGTGTCCCTTCAGAGAACCACTCGTCGGTCGAGGGTTCTTGATGCGCCTTCCAAGCCCGAGCCGCGCGCCGGGACGCCTTGTCCAGGGTCGCGATCGTGGCCTCGTAGGCAGTTTCCTTCTTGGTGTCCGCCAGCGTCGGGGCATCGCGCCCCGGGGCGTAGACTTTCTTGACCGCCGCGCTCAACGCGTCCACAGAGTCGTCGTGATCCATGGGTCCACCGAAGGCGAGTTCTTCGCTCTCCAGATCGCTGATGCCCTGCTGGACGGCGACTGGTCCATTGTCCCGGTGCAGGATGCTCCCATTCGAGTACAGCGGGATGAGTCCCTTGATGCGCGCGGGCTTGCTCGCATTTCCGCCTTCCCAATCGTCGATGACGAATGCCTCGCGCCGTCCTGCGCGAAAGTCCTTGCGGAACAGCGCGAGCAGGAAGATCTGCGCCGCGCGTTGCTCGATGCACACCTTGATCGGCTTCCACACGTCCACTAGGGCAGTGGTCTGGTCCATGAGTTCGTCCACATTGCAATGTAGGCGAACGACGCGAGGTATAAACCAGCGCCCATCACGATCAACGCATACAACAACCCACGCCGCGAAGTCGTGCTCAGCCAGGGCGGGGGCATTGATGTCCTTGATCTTCTGCGTGCCGCCGCCCTCATTCTCTCGGCCCGTGTTCGGGTCCAAGAAGATGAACGTGTTGCAGTCCGCAATCGCCGTCTTCCTGATCTCACGGTCTTCTCCATCCAGTTCGTAGAAGTATTCCCCGCGCTGGCGGAAGTACCTGAACCAGTTCTTCTGGAAGCCGATCTTCCCTTCGTCCTTGGGCCAGCACTCGTACTGGCAGGAGAAGAACCACGAGTTGCGCTGGCGCAGGTTCTCGGCCTTGACGAGATCGCAGCCCCCGAGTTCGGGGATGGGCACGCCCTGGGCATCGAGGATCGGCGGGAAGATCAACTCCCCGTTGGGCTCCTTCCACGAGAGCCGGGCGACCATGGCCTCGGGCCAATACTTCTCGATGTACGTGATGGGGTCGAAGAATGACCAGGGCGTGCCCACGAAGCGACGCTCGCCGAAGCCCAGGCTGTGGAACAACGGGTCCAGGTTGTCGAAGTCCCGGAGTACCTTCGCCATCTGGGTCTTGTTCAACTCCTCACCAACGATGTCGTCGATCAACTGGATGGTGTGATGGCCGCCTGTGACGCGCGACCCGCACCCTCGTGCCTTGATCGAGTAGTCAGAGTACGCGCCGTCCCGGTTCAACGTAATATCGTTCAGGGTCCACTTCTTCCGGTCTTGCGGACTCGGGATGATGTGCCCGTACAGGTCGCCGAAGAACTTGCCGTGGTACCCGCCCCCTTCCAGGGTCGTCCTGATGTAGTTCATGATCACACTCGCGAACTCGAAGTGCATCGTGTAGATCAAGATGCGCTCCTCCGGGTTCCTGCATAACCTCCAGAGGGCATACGCTTGCGTGAGCAAGGAAGTCTTCAGGTGTCCGCGTGGAATGACCGCTGCGCGAAAAAGTTCGTAGGTGTGGACGCGCCCGTACTCGTCGATCCAGTTCCCCCCGTTGGGTGCCTGCCAGGCATACGCGAGCGGCCCGTGCAACGGCCAGCGCAACCACGAGAACCCCATGGCGTGCTTCGCGAACCAGTAGAAATCCGAGATCCCGCGCAGTCGCGCGTACTCGATGAAATCGTCCTGGCTCAGCGTGTTCCCCGCTTGCTTGTGCCGGTGCAACTCCGTCAGCCTCTGACCTTCCAGCCAGAACTCGTGCGGAGGCGCAGGCGGGTGCAGGTAATACTGCCCCGCTTCGAGACGCGTCAGGCTTGCTGGCAAAGGATATGTCCATAGCGATCGAAGAACGCTTTGCTCGTGGCGGCGCGTGCATCCTGATCCGCCTGCATCAACGCTTCCACGCTTCGCTGCTTCGCCTTCGCATGAGACTTGCGCACGCGCATCCGCGTGAGCGGTGTGCTTGCGCGCTTGGGGGCGCGTGGGGATGCCGGGCGCTGGACCATTATGCGCTCACGGGCGTCACGTCTACGACGGAGCGGGCTGACTGTGCAGCCTGGTCGTCATCCTCACGCGATACGTTCAGGGTCTGTTGAATGAAGGTGTTGTTCACGACGGCAGGACGCGCGATGGTCAAGGGTTCCATGAGCCCCGTGGACTTCGTAACCTGCTGCGTCGCCCACTGCGCGAGCCCGGTGTCGAGCGGCGTCCCGTCCTTGGCCTCGCGGAAGCACCGCTGGAGGAAGCGCACCGCCGCAGGCACCATGCCCGACATGTCGATCCGCCCGCGCCGGATCTGCCGTTCCATGGCGCGCTCGTCCTCGGCATCTTGAATGGCTTCCAAGTGTGCCGCGTAGCACGCGTACATCTCGCCCTTGGCGAACTTCTGGAGCGCATCCCCGTTCTCTTCCATCACGCGCCCACAGATCTCGAACGACTTGCCTTCAGCGCGAAGTGCTCGCAGGCGCTCGACCCGGCCAAGATGGATCAGGTCCGTCTTGGTGAACTCCCTGGTCGCGAGACGCCGTTTCAACGCGGTGATGACTGGAGATTCTGTGAGCGCGGGGACGGTGGGCGAAGGCACGGTCCATCTATAGCGCACGCTCGGGGCCTGGCGCAACAGCGTTCTACTTCCCGATCGGGCATGGACTGTTCCACGGGACACGGAACGGGTCGATTTCTGGGACGTTCTGTACGCGATTCGCGAACTCCGAACCCTATCGGGCACGTCTCCTTCGATCTACCTCTTTCCCGGTACGGTACTTTGGTACACTCCCTCCCCCTTCAGGGGGGAGGGAAGAGGTGTACCGACGAAGATGTACATAGAATACGGGTACTTGGAACGGTACAAGCCCTGTACCGTGGCGCGTACCGAGTGTACCGTGTACCGTGGCCCGGGCACGGGGCTTCCCGGGGATCGTGGCTGGAGCAATCCCGGGGTTTTACCCTGCACACGGGCTTGATCCGGCCGCGTGGACCCATCCCTCGGTTCACGTTCCCGCCCCGAGGCTCACCCAGGGTGTCCATCCAGGTTGATAATCAAACCCCGGGAGGTTGACAATCCCGGGCTCGGGCGTTGACAATCCAGGCCCGTTGCTCCCCGTGATCGGTGTCCGGGGCCGAGCGAAGCGAGGCCGCCCGTTGACCCGTGGAAATCTCGAGTTTTTCCACAGGGTTAACAGCGCCCGCGCAGCGGCGTTGCCGATCCTGCCTACTGATCCCCGAGCCCGGGGCCGGACCCCGGCCTGATCCGGCCGCGT